GGAAGCTCGGGGCGCGGGCTGACGACCGGCGCACCGTGCCCTTGTGCCAGCCCTTCGGAGAGGCGGGCCATCATCAGGAAGGCCCGGAGAGCGTCCAGGCGTTGGGCCGGACGCGGTTTCAGCAGGTCCACCGCTACGACATGGACGTCCGGTGCGCGTACTGGCAGGAGCGATGGGACGCGCAGGAGCGCGCGGCGTGAGCACGGGCCGGGTGAACCAGGCACGCGGGGAGTCGGAGCGTCAGGCGGTGGCGTCGCTGTTCCGGGCCGCCGGGTTCGTCGTTGTGAATCTTTCCCAGCCGGGCCTCCCTCGTGGGGTGCGTGGCCGGCGCGGGACGTTCCAGACTCCCGGTATCCCGGACCTCCGCGTCTACGATCCCCGGGGCCTGGTGCCGCCGATCTGGGTCGAGGTGAAGTCCGGGGCCGCCAAGCCCACGGCGGCGCAGTACTGGTTTGCCCGGCTTGCGGCCACGAACAACGAGCGGTGGATCGCCGGCGGTGTCGAGCGGGTCAAGGAACACCTCCGCGCGGTGGGGTGCTTGCAGCAGCGGGCCGACGGGGAAGTCCTGGTGCCGCTCCGCGGGACGGCGGTCGCATGACCGGCGCCGAGCAGGCCGCGCTCGCCCTCCGCCTCGACCAGGCGCTCGCTGCCGCGGGCCTCCGGATTGTGCGGGGCGACGTGCAGCGCGGGAACCTCGTGGGCTGGGAGCCGGTCCCCGCGGTGGCGGTGCTCGGCCGGTTGGCGACGTTCGGCTGGCACGTGGAGGACGTGGCACCCGTGACGGTGCCTGTATTACGCCTGGAGAACCCGACATGAGACCCATCCCCCCGTGGTCCTGGTTCGTGCAGCCCTCCGGTGGTCCCACGTGGCAGGCGGGGCCCGCGTGGCGCCGATGGCTCGACACGCAGAAGCGGCGGCCGATCCTCGCGCATCCCGTGGGGGCTGCCATCGTGACGTGGGCCTTCTCGTGGTTCTGGCCGGTGAGTGCGGGCATCGCGGCGGCCCTGCTGGTGGAAGCCGATCAGCAGTACCACAAGGCGACGCGCGGCGTGTACGGCCCGTGGCTGTGGCGGGAAGTGACATGGCGCTTGGGGTTGGCGCTGGCCGGCGCCGGGCTCGCGTGGCTTCTCCTGGGGGTGACGTGAGGCCGTACTACGAGGCGGACGGAATCACCATCTACCACGGGGATTGCCGGGAGGTGTTGCCGACCTTGGCCCCGGCGGTGGTCGTGAGCGATCCCGATTACGGTACTGGTGGCTGGCGTAGGATGAAACACGGGCAGGGGTCGAATCCTTCCGCCCGACTTGTACGTGAGGCGTGGGATGTCGGTGCAGTTGATTGGATCGGCCTGACGACAGGTCCTGCCGTACTGGCGTTCTATGCCACGCAAAATGTCCTCCCGTTTTTGTCGGCGGCCGCGGATCGCGGACTCTCAAAAGTGCGGGCGCTCTACCTCCACAAGCGCGACCCCAAGCCACAGTTTGGCGGAAGGATTGCATGGAGCGTCGAGCCCATCTGGTGCTGCTCTCAGGACGGGTTTCAGCTATACGGCGGGACCGACTGGTGGGAGGACTCTGCTCCCCGCATGGGCCGGGACGCGGATGCGACCGGACATCCATACCAAAAGCCGATTGAGGCGATGCAATGGGCAATCGCCAAACTCACCGACGGCATCCCAATCCTCGACCCCTTCATGGGCAGCGGCACAACGTTGGTGGCCGCCAAGAACCTCGGGCGCAAGGCCATCGGGATTGAGATCGAGGAGCGGTACTGTGAGATCGCGGCCAAGCGGCTCGCGCAGGGCGTGCTGGATTTCGGCGGTGTGGCATGATCGCGTGGCTTCTCCTGGGGAGGGTGTGACCGATGATCTGCGGGATGTGCGGGCGGGAGCATGGCGGCTCTACGGCCTGTCCCCCGGTGGTTTTCACGCCACAGCGGGTGCCGTTCACCTGTCCGGCGTGCTCGGGATCATGCAAGGTGAGCCGGCCGCCGTGGATCGCGGGGGATATCCCAACGTGGCCCGACGACGGGAGCGGGACATTGCATCCCTGTCAAGCCTGCGGCGGCACGGGGATCGTCTGGGGGCCTTCGTGATCGGGCTCGCGTGGTGGGTGCTGCCGTGACCGCGCCTCCCGTGACCGCCTGTCCCCGCAGTCCCACGGGCCAGCATCTGCCCACAGTCGTGGAGCAGGACGGGGACTACCGCCGCGAATGTGTCTACTGCAAGGAGGAGCTGTGAAACGCTACTGGTGGCTCGGCCTGATCGCGCTCGCGGGTTGTGCGGACGCGACCGCCCCGGAGTGCCCGGTCCAGGTGACGCAGACGGTTGCGGGCGACCCGGCCTATCGGGTGGACAGCCTGACCGTGGGGACCGGGATGTGCGTGACGACCTGGCGGATGCCGTGAGTACCAGCCCGCTCACGAACCGCAACATCCTCATCACCGGGGGGACCGGGTCGTTCGGGCGGGCCTTCGTGCAGCGCGCCCTCGAGGTGGGGGCGCGGCGTGTCGTGGTCTTCTCACGAGACGAGCTCAAGCAATCCGACCTGCGTGCCAGTATGCCCGATGTCCGACTCCGGTTCATGCTGGGCTCGGTCACCGAGCCGGGCCGGCTCGCGCGGGCCATGCGCGGGGTGGAGTTCGTGGTGCACGCGGCGGCCATGAAACATGTCCCCGCCTGCGAGGATAATCCGTGGGAGGCCGTGGCCACCAACGTCCTGGGGACGCAATACGTGGCGGCCGCGGCGCTCGAGGCCGGGGTGGAACGCGGGATCTTCCTGTCCACGGACAAGGCGGCCGGGCCGAACACGCTCTACGGGGCGACGAAGCTCACGGCGGAGCGGATCTGGATTCAGGCCAACGTCTACGCGGCGGGCACCCGGACCCGGTTTGCCGCGACCCGGTACGGCAACGTCCTGGGATCGCGCGGCTCCGTCGTGCCGGTCTTCCGGGCCCAACAGGCCGCCGGTCGCCTCACGATGACCGACCCCACGATGACGCGCTTCTGGATGGCGCTGTCGGAGGCGGTGGCGCTGGTGGAGCGCGCCTTCACGGAGAGTCGCGGCGGGGAAATCTTCATTCCGAAGGTGCCGGCGTGTGACATCCGGACTGTGGCCGAGGCCGTGGCCCCCGGGGTTCCGTGGGACCTCGTGGGGATCCGCCCCGGCGAGAAGGCCCATGAAACCCTGATCACGGCAGACGAGGCGCGAGCGTGTTACGACTGTGGGACGCACTATGTGCTCGAGCCCGTACGCTCGTGGGAATGGCTGCCGCCGCGCCCCGAGCCACCGGTGCCGGCGGGGTTCGAGTACCGCTCCGACACCAACCCCGACCAGTTCACCGTCGCGCGGCTGCGCGAGCTACTCGCGGGCGGGCACGCCGCCCAGGAGGCTGCATGAAGATCGGTTCCGTCGTGATCGGTCCGGCGCTCCCCTGTCGCGTCGTGGCCGAGCTGAGCAACGCGCACAACGGCGACTACGACCGCGCGCGCCGACTCTGTGATGCTGTCCAGGCCAGTGGTGCCGACCTGATCAAGTTCCAGTGCTACCTCGCCGAGGAACTGGTGGCGCTCCGCGGGAACGGTCCTGCGCCGGAGCCCTGGGGGGCGCAGGGGTGGGCGATGGAGCGGCTGTACCGACAGGCCCAGACGCCCCTCGCGTGGTTCATGCGGCTCGTAGCGCACTGTGATGAGATCGGCCTGCCCTGGTTCTCGTCGGTGTTCGGGCAGGGGAGTTATACCCTCCTCGAGGCGCTGGGGTGCCCGGCCTACAAGATCGCGAGCCTCGAATACGGGAAGCGCGGGCTTGTCGACTTGGTCCGGAAGGCTGGGAAGCCGATCCTCCGAAGCTGCCCCCATCCCACGGCGCCGAAGACGGACGATGTGATGCTCTACTGCCCGCCCGGCTATCCCCAGGCGGGGTTCGATGTGCGGACCGTCCAGCGCGGCTACGAGGGCTTTTCGTACCACGGCCGCGATCCCGTGGTGCCCCTCCTGGCCGCGGCCTTCGGGGCGCAGTTCGTCGAGGTGCACGTGGAGCTGGACGACGAGCCGTCGGCGCTGGAGTCCGCGTGCTGCTTGCCCATCACGGCGCTGGCCAGCCTCGTGGCCGGGGTCCAGCGCGCCGCGGAGGTCTGTCGTGACGCCGCGTGATCGGTTCCTCGCGGTCCTCGGTGCCGGCCCGCTCCTGCGCGGGGACGCGATCGTGGTCCTGGCGGGGGAAGATGCCGAACCGCGACTGGCGGTGGCGGCGGAGCTGCTCCGGACCGGCGGCGCGCCCCGCATCATCATCACCGGTGGGAAGCACGAGCCCCCCCGGTGGATGGGGGCGGAGGCGCTCCGGGTGAAGCTGTACGCTCTTGGGGTCGCGCCGGACCGTGTGCTACTGGAATCGGCGTCGCAGCATACTGCCGAGCAGGCCCGTGCCGTAGTCGCGTTGGCCTCTGAGCACGGATGGGGCCGGCTCCTCCTGGTGGCGTCGGCCTATCACCTCCCACGGGCCTTCCTGACGTTTGTGCGGGCGCTCCAGGATGCCGGCGGGTTGATCAGGGTGCAGCTCATTCCCGTAGCAGCCGCGCATACGCCGTGGTGGGGCGCGCCGGCCGGGATGACGGAGACGCGCCTCGCATTGTACGAGCGCGAACTGGCGAAGATCGAGGCGTACGCGGATGACGTCGCGACGTACGAGGACGGGCTGGCCTACTTGGAGTACTGGGAGAGCGGACGATGACGCTCCGGGAACTTCGGGCCGCCCACCCGCACCTATTCCATCCGAATCAGGACTGGTTCGAGGACGAGGCGTTCATGGATGTCCCCTGCTTGGCGGTGAAGGGACCACCGACGCGGGTGGCGCGGGAACACGACGTGATGGGCCGATCCCTGCCCCCCCACCCAAGTACGCCCTCGGTGCCAGCTGCCACCCTGGCGCGCGCCTACGTCGAGGCGCCTGAACTTCTCGTCTGGCGGGACTACCTCTGGACGAGTGACACGGACCGGCAGGGACAGCGGGTCTACGTCGGCGGCACCGCGAACGGCAAGGGGTTCGAGATTCACCGGCACCTGCACCTCACTGCACGATGGGGGATCCCCGTATGGACCTGAAGCCTGTCTACGACCAGATCATCATCGAGCGGATCGAGGACACGGACCGCCCGATCTACATGCCGAACCCAGATCGCACCGGCCCGAAGCTCGCCACAGTGCTCGCGGTGGGGCCCGGCCGGCCGAGCGAGTATAGCGGGACCATGCTGCCACCGCCGCCCTGTCAGGTGGGGGATACGATCCTGTTCCATGGGGGCGCCGGCACGATGGTCCGGCACGAGGGGAAAGACGTCTGGTTCATTCGCCCGAGTGATGTGATGGCGGTGGTTGGGTGAGCGTCCTCGCGATCATCCAGGCCCGGGTCGGTGCCTCTCGGCTCCGCGGGAAGACGCTGCTCGATCTCTGCGGTGAGCCCGTCATCGCCCACGTGATTCGGCGGGTCCGGGCCGCGGAAGCAGTCCAGGATGTCATGCTCGCGATCCCCGAAACCCCCGAGAACGACTCCCTGGCCGCCATCGGCGCAACGGAAGGCGTGCAGGTCTTCCGCGGGCCGGAAGACGATGTGCTCACCCGGTACTTCCGGGCGGCCCAGCTCGCCCCGGAGGCCGAAGTCCTCGTCCGGATCACCGGGGAGGACGTGTTCAAGGACCCGGCGCTGATTGACTACGCGGTGACCGGGTTCCTGGTGGAGTGGGCCGAACCACGAGCTGACGGGACCCCGTCGCCCCACTACCTCCACCTCGGAGGCGAGACCTGGCCGCTCGGCTGCGACGTCGAGGTCTTCACCCGGGAGGCATTGGCGACGGCCCACCGGGGCGCAGTCACCGCCGACGATCGGGAACACGTCACCCCCTGGATGCGCCGGGAACTCGGGGTCTGGGTGCTCAAGAACGGGACGCCCCATCCGGGCCGGTGGACGCTGGACACGCACGAGGACTGGGCGTTCGTGCAGGAGGTCTACGGGAAGCTGTACGCCACCGACCCGCTGTTCGGGTATGAGGCCATGATCAAGGCGGGATACTGACATGATCACCAAGCCTGTCATCGTGACGGGGTGTGGACGGAGCGGGACGCACTGGCTCGGTCACATCATGGAGGGTGTCTTGGGGCCGGAGGCGGCGACCCACGAGCCCACCTACTACGCCTCGGTCACGGATGTCGCAGTAGATGCGCGGTTGCGGTTCAAGGTGGATGCGCTGCGGCGGGACGGCCACCGAATCGTTCACCTGGTCCGTGATGGTCGTGATGTGGCGCGATCCCTTCACCAGTGGCACTCGACGCACGGCCGTGGTGAGACCTTCGCCATCTGCTGCCACCAGTGGGCCGAAGCGGTAGACATCATGGCCGGGTTCCCGGTCCTGCGGCTCGAGGACCTACTCCTGCCACGGGATCCGTCCCGTCAGCACACCCTGCCCCGCTGGACGGAGTGGGACGAGGCCACGACAGCCACCTTTTGGGGCATCTGCGACCGGCAGATGCGGGAGATGGGGTACAGTGAAGAACGGTGAAACAGTGGCGGCGTTCGAGCGCGAATTCGCGGCCTATGTCGGTGCCCGGTACGCGATTGCGCTCTGCAACGGAACGGCGACGCTGCACACGGCGCTCGTTGCCATGGGTGTCCAGCCGGGGGACCGGGTTGCCGTGCCACCGCTCACCATGAGCGCCACGGCCATCGCCGTCCTGCACGCGGGCGGCGTCCCGGTATTCGTGGACGTGGACCCGGACACCTGGCTGATGGCCGAGCCGCCGATTCTGGACGAGCATGGCGCCGGGCCCGTGCGATGGAAGGGGGTTCCGGTTTCCCTGTACGGGCTCCACTACGGCCGACTCTGGCCTGGGTACGTGGAGGATGCCGCGCAAACCCTTCGACCGCACGGCGACGCGGCTTTCACGTCCTACAGCTTCCAGGCCAGTAAGATCCTCGCCCTCGGGGAAGGCGGGATGCTCGCCACCAACGATGAAGTGTTGGCCACTCGTGCCCGCGAGTTCAGTAGCCTCGGCTACCGGATGCAGGCCGACCAACCCCGGATCGATCCCGCTGTTCTCAAGCACTCTAACTTTGCGCGGCATCACGGGTTGGGCTACAATTACCGCATGAGCGATCTCGTCGCGGCTGAGGGCCTGCGGCGACTCGCGCACGCCGACGAGCTGCTCCTCGAGCGCCGCACCGCGGCGTCCTCCTACCGGGACGCCATCGCCGGGTGTGCCTGGCTCACCCCCCAACACGTGCCCGATGGCTGGGCGCACGACTACTGGACGTACGCCGTGGCGGTGGATACGCCGGCCCGGTGGTCCCCGTTCGTGGACGCGATTGTTCGTCATGGCGGAGAACGACCGTACGCCGCCTGGCGCCTGACCTACCAGGAGCCCGCGTTCCGGCACCTGGCTCCGGACGGGACCTGTCCTGTGGCCGAGGACCTCCAGCCTCGGCTCGTCCAGTTCCAGACCAACCGGCTCCCCGCGGCAGAGCGCAACGCGGCGGCGGTCCGGGCGGCGATCCAGGAGTTGGGCAGATGACGGCCGCCCGGAAACCCGAGCCCGACTTCCGGGCCCACGGCCGGGTGGCCCTCTGCACCGTCACCGTGACGGCGGTGGCGGTCTATACCGATGCCCGCTGTCCGGGATGCCATCGGCTGATCATGGCCATCCCGGGGCTCGTCACGCTCGAGGTCCGGCGTGTGGCGACCACGACCGACCGGAGTGGCCGCGGGCGGGTGGTGACCTGTAAACGATGCGGCCTGTGCGAGGTGATCGAGCATGACTGACGAGGACCAGGACATAACGGAACCCCAGGGTCCTGAACGGATTGGGCCGCTGGAGAACCCGCGACACGAGCGGTTCTGTCAGGAATATCTGATTGACCTGAACGCCACGAAGGCGTATCAGCGTGTCTACAAAGGCGTTAGCGCGACGGTTGCCGCGACGAACGGCGCCCGCCTGCTTGGAAATGCTGAGGTGGCCGGTCGTATTGTGGAACTCGAGCAGGACCGAGCGACGCGCACCGGCATCACGGCCGACAGCGTACTCGAGGAGCTGGCGATCCTCAAGAACTCCAACGTCCGGCACTTCGTGGTGGGGGAGGACGGCGAGATCACGCTGGCCCCCGGGGTTCCGGAGTCGGCGTGGCGTGCCGTGTCGGGGTTGAAAGTGAAGCGGCGGGTGATCCCTCAGAAGCAGGGGGAGGCCATCCACGAGATCGAGACCGACCTCAAGCTGTGGGACAAACCGAAGACCCTCCAGCTGGCTGGTCAACACCTCGGGCTCTACAAGGAGCGAGTCGAGCACACCGGCCCCGATGGTGGGGTGCTGCGTGTGATGGCCATGACCAAGGAGGAGTGGGCGGCGCACGCGCAGGCCCAACAGGCAGCCCAGCCCGATGACAGCCGTCGCGATTCGTGAGCGCCGGGTTGCCTGGGCCCCGTTCTCGGGCACCAGTCAGGAGCTCTTTCTCGCGTGTCCGGTCTGGGAGGCGCTCTACACGGGCACCCGGGGTCCGGGGAAGACCGACGCGCTGCTCATGGACTTCGCGCAGCACGTGGGCGAGGGATGGGGACCGGACTGGCGCGGGGTCCTGTTCCGCCAGGAGTACAAGCCGCTCTCGGAGGTGGTCAAGAAGTCCGAGAAGTGGTTCCGGCGGATCTTCCCGCGCGCGCGATTCCTCCGGTCTCCGGGGGAATTCAAGTGGGTCTTTCCGGACGGGGAGGAGCTGCTGTTGCGGGCATTCGCCCGGCCGGCAGACTACTGGGACTACCACGGGCACGAGTACCCGTGGATCGCGTGGGAGGAGCTCACCGCGTGGTCGGGCGGGGAGTGCTACCACCTCATGAAGTCCTGTAACCGCTCCCCGCGACTGGGCATGCCCCGGAAGTACCGGGCGACCTGCAACCCCTACGGGCCGGGCCACAACTGGGTGAAGGCGTACTTCATCGATCCGGCGCCAGCAGGCGTGCCGTTCGTCGCGGATCGGTCCTCGGCCGCGGCGGTGGCCGCGGAGTATGGTGTGGAGGTGGAGTCCAACGAGGCCCTCCAGACAGTGGCACTGCATGGCCACTACCGGGAGAACCGGGCGCTGATGGAGGCGCAGCCGGACTACCCGCTCTTCATCGCGGCCGCCGCCGCCAACCCGGAACAGGCGAAGGCGTGGCTCAAAGACGACTGGGACATCGTCGCCGGCGGGATCGTGGACGACCTCTGGGACCGCGCCCGGCATGTCCTGCCGCCGTTCGTGGTGCCGTCGACGTGGCGGATCGATCGTGCGTACGACTGGGGATCAACGAGGCCGTTCTCGGTGGGGTGGTGGGCGGAAGCCAACGGGGAAGCGGTGCAACTTGCTGACGGGCGCACGTTCGCGCCGCCGCGTGGGTCCCTGATCCGGATCGCGGAGTGGTACGGCTGGGACGGGAAGACGCCGAACGTGGGCCTGAAGATGACGGATGCCGCGATCGGTCGGGAGATCGTGGCCCGGGAGAAAGCCTTGGGGTTTGGGATGCGCGTGCAGGCGGGCCCGGCCGATAGCTCGATTTTCGACAAGTTGCCCGGGAAGACGTCGCCCGCCGACGAGATGGCGAGCCACGGCGCCAAGTTCGTGGCGGCCGACAAGTCGCCGGGATCGCGCCGGCGTGGGGCAGAGGCGATTCGCCGACTCCTCACCGAGTCGGCGAAGGACCGTCCCGAGGGACCGGGGTTGTGGATCGTCGAGGGCTGCCGGCAATGGATCCGGACGGTGCCGACGCTGCCACGCTCCGACGCGGACCCCGACGACGTGGACACGGACGCAGAAGACCACACGTGGGATGAGACGCGCTACCGCTGCATGGCGGTGCGGAGAGCCGTGACCGTCAGTACGTACCGGACCTAACCTGAAGGGAGCCCCGCCATGACCGCGACGATGCCGCTGACGGACCCGACCGATTTCGGGAACCGCCCCAGCGAGGGACCGTTGCGGGCGGGTGGGGTCGGCATGGGCAGTCCGGTGACGGACCAGGATTTGCCCTCGACGCCGTCTCCGGTGGTCCAGGCGCAACAGAAGGCGCTCCAGCTCGTGCGGGACCTGGAAGCCGGGGCGGAACGTATCCGGGATCAGTCCACCGTGTACCTGCCCAAGGAAGCTGGTGAGCATCCCGAGAACTACCGGACCCGGCTCGCGCGGTCGGTGTTTCACAACTTCTTCGGGCGCACGGTCGAGGGGTTGACGGGACTGGTATTCCGGAAGGACCCCGTCCTCGGGGACGATGTGCCGGCGGTGATGCGGCGCCAGTGGGAGAACCTCGACCTCGCCGGCACCCATGGGGACGTGTTCGCCCGGGACCTCTTCCAGGACGCCGGGGTCGCGGGGCATGCGGCCATCCTCGTGGAGTACCCGAAGACCGATGGCCTCCAGGGCTACGGGGAAGAGTCCCGCGGGGAGATCCGGCCCTACTGGCTCCCGATTCGCAAGGACGACATTCGGAGTTGGCGCACGACGACCGAGGACGGGCACCTGGTCCTGACCCAGCTCGTGTTGCGTGAGTGCCAGTACGTGGCAACCGGGGCGTACGGGGAAAAGGAACAGACGCGATGGCGGGTGTTTCGCCGGGCGCGGGCCGGTGAGACCGTCGTGGTCTCGTGGGAACTCCTGGAGGTTACACCCGACAAGCGGGTGCGGTCGGTGGATCAGGGCGTGTGCCGGAACCAGGTCGAGATCCCGGTGGCGGAGGTCATCACCAACGGAAGGACCGGCCTGTTCGCCTCACAGCCGCCGCTTCTGGATCTGGCCTATCTCAACGTGGCCCACTACCAGCAGTGGAGCGACTACGCCACCGTGCTGCACATGACGATCCCGCTCCTCTTCGGTGCCGGCGTGGATGGGAAGGATGCCCAGGGACAGGATCTCACGATCAGCGTGAACGCCGCGATCTGGAGTGCCGATCCGCAGGCCAAACTCTCGTACGTCTATCACGACGGCTCGACGCTGGCCGAACACAAGGCGGCGCTCGATGCGCTCAAGTCCGACATGGGGGCGCTGGGTCTGGCGATGCTGGCGCCGCAGAAACGGACCGCCGAGACGGCGGAAGCGAAGCGGCTGGACAAGGCGACCAGTGACTCGGCGCTCGCCGTGGCCGCGCGCGGGCTCCAGGATGGCATCGAGCGCGCGCTGGGGTTCCACGCCCGGTACCTCTCGTTGGCCGATGGGGGGTCCATCGCGATCAACCGGGACTTCGAGGGGCTCCTGTTGGATGCCCCGGTCATGACTGCTTATGCGAGGCTCGTGGCGGCCGGATTCCCGCGACGGGCGGTCCTGGAGGCATTGCAGCAGGGTGGTCGGATTCCGCCGGACGCCAATCTCGACGAGTTGGAGATGGAGTGGGCCGCCGGGAGTATGGCGGACGAGGAACGGCGGCGGGAGCAGCGGGAGCAGGACGAGGCCCGCGCCCGGGAGATGGAGGGGGCGGCGGCGTGAGTCCCGTCATGACGTGGCTCTGCTCCCTCGTCGAGTGCGCGATTTGTAGCCACCGATGGGCCGCGGTGCGCCCGGAATGCGCCGGCGATCACCTCGAGTGCCCCGGCTGCGGCTACTACGGCGAGGTCACGAACATCGACGAGGACGAGCCGCACCGGGCCCGGGACGGCTGGAACCATGGGCCGGATGGCGAGCCGACGGAGCGCATCCCATGAGTCCCGCCACCCGCGCCCTCCTGGCCCGCTTCCGCCGGCAGACCGCGGCCTTGGAGCCCGACCTACGCCGTGCCTGGCTCCGCGGTGTGGCGCGGCTCCAAGCGCAGGTCTCGGAAACCGAGCTCGTGCGCATCCTCCGGAGCCAGGCGGTGGACCAGCTAATTGCCGACCTCTATACCGGGGAAGCGATCGAGCGGGCGTTCGCCGAACTCCGGGTGGGTGTGCGGGACGGTGTCGCCACGACCGCGACCGCGTTCCAGCGGGAACTGCCGAAGGCTGCCGTGCCGGGGATCGCGTTCGACGTGCTGAGTCCCCATGTCGTGACGGCCATCCGGACGCTCGACACCAAGGTCATGCAGGGGCTCGTGGCGGAGGTCCAGGCCACGGTGCGCCAGCACGTCCAGGCCGGGCTCGAGGCCGGGGAGGGGCCCGCCGCGATTGCCCGCGGGGTCCGGTCCGTGCTCGGACTGGCGCCGAACCAGGAGGCCGCGGTGCGGAACTTCGAGGCGCTGCTGCGTGCTGGGGATCGTGCGGCGCTGACCCGGGCGCTCCGCGACCGGCGGTTCGATGCCACCCTCAAGCGGGCGTTCGCGGGCGACGGGCTGAGCGAGGCGCAGATCACCCGGATGGCGACGGCCTACCGGCGCCGGATGGTGGCGTTCAACGCCTCGACGCACGCCCGCACGGCCGCGCTGGACGCCACGAAACGCGGCCAGGCGCTCGCCTGGCAGCAGGCGGTCGAGCAGGGCTTCGTGGATGGAAGCCGGTTGATGAAGAGGTGGGCCTCGGTAGGCGATGATCGGGTCCGACCTGCCCACGTGGCGATGAACGGTGAAGTCGTCCCGGCCGATCAGCCGTACTCGAATGGCGAGCAAACTCCTGGGGAGTCAACCTATAATTGCAGGTGTCTTTCGGCCTTTTTTCTCGCACGCGGAGCGGCGGTATGAGTGAGCCCCTGGGGATCCGGGCACCGGACCTCGCCTCCCCGTTCGCCCCAGGGCAGCACATCGTCCTCAAAAATCCCGTCCGCGAGCATTTCAAGGCGTTCATCTGCGGGAACGCGACGATCTGCGAGCGGGTGGTGCAGGCGGGGAGCGCCGAGGGGCAGACGTTGATCCTCTGTGGTGCGGGGCCGACGCTCCGCGACCATGCCGAGCAGTGGTGCCCGCGGGGGGACCAGGTCTGGGGGTGCAACTCGGCCATGACCTGGCTGCACACCCAGGGCTACCCGGTGACCCACGGCTTCACGATTGACCAGACGCCGCACATGTTGGAGGAGTGGGCCACCGTGCCGGACATAGAGTATCTCCTGGCGTCCACGGTGCACCCCCACCTCGTGCAGCTCCTCCAGGGAGCGCAGCGGTCCATCGCGTTCTTTCACAACTACGTCGGCATCGACGCGCGCCCGGTGGAGTACTGTGCCTGCGGCCATGATCATGCCCGGGTGGCGGACGGGATGGCGCCGACCTGCGCGCACTGTCCCTGTACGGCCTACGAGCCGCGGCGGATGGACTATGAGGACTGGCTCTACATCCAGCTCTACCCGCCGACCGTCCGAGCGGGATCGGGGCTGAACTCGGTCACCCGGGCGATCGATGTCGCCCTGTTCATGGGATTCGCCCGGATCATCGTGCTCGGGGCGGACTGTGCTCTGCGGGTCAGCCGGCCGCTCCCGCGGGGGGTCATGGCCGGCACCCCGGCGTTCCGGCGCTGGCTCGAGGAGTCTGTGGAGATGCACGTCGACGGCGGGAATGCTGTCGCCTCCGGGGCCACGGAAACCACGATTGACGGGGTGATTGACGGCCGGTACTGGCTCACGAAGCCGGACATGATGATCACCGCGGTCTGGTTGGAGCGGTGGCGCCGGAAGCTGGGCCGGCGCCTCACCCTGATCGGGGACACGCTCCCCAAGGCTCTCCGGGGGAAACCGGAGGCCTACTTGGACCGGCTGCCGGCCATGGTGGACACTCAGGGGAACCCGTTGCGGCTCATATGACTTGACGTGGGCGCGGGACGTGCCCATGTTTGGCGAGTAGACAATAGGCAGTGAGTGGCCCCCGTGGCCCCAGGAATGGTTCTTGGGGCCACGTTTCTTTGTGCGGCGGGCTGGGCCCGCTAAGGAGACCGTCGTGGCGCTCAGGGCGATCCTCGACAAGCTGGACGACGTGGCGGAGGCCCAGCGGGCCCTCTACGTCGCGCGGGACGGGAAGTACGTGCTGGATGTGGACCCGGATTCGGCGGAGGAAGCCTTCGCGGCGGGGCTCAAGAAGAACCGGGACGACACGCTCCGGGAGCTGGCAGCGGCCAAGAAGAAGCTCTCCGCGTGGGATGGAGTGGATCCGGACGAGTACCGTCGGCTCCGCTCCGCGGCCGACGAAGCCGAACGGAAAAAGGCCGCTGCGGAGGGGGACTTCAAGGCGCTGGAGAAGCAGCTGATCGACCGGCACAACGCCGAACTGGAAGGCCGGGATGCCAAGATCAGCAAACTGACGGCGGCGCTCGAGAAGCGGCTGGTGCAGGCGCAGCTCCAGGCGGCGTTGAGCAAGGCCAACGCACGACCGACCATGCTGGACCTGTTGGTGCTCGACGGATCACGGTCGATCCGGGTGCGGGAGACGGGCGACGACTTCGAGGAATTCGTCGCGGACGAGAAGGGCAACCCGCTCGTCGCTGACGGCAAAGGCACCCCGATGACCGTGGAGATGTTCGTCGAGCAGCGGCTCAAGACGAAGTATCCCGATGCCTTCCTGGGATCGGGGAGTTCCGGAGGCGGGGCCTCCAAGTCTACCGGTGGGGCCGGTGGCGGAAGTGTGATCCCGGCCGGCGATGGCAAGGCGTTCATCGCCAACCTGGACAAGATCGCGAAAGGCGAAGTCCAGGTTCAGTAGGAGGTCGGGGAGCCCCCGCCCGGCGTGGCCGGGCCGCTGAAGGAGTCCGACCGTGGCCAACACCATTACGAACGTCCTGCCCACCCTGCTGGCGCAGGGGCTGCTGGCACTCCGCCAGAACTGCATCCTGCCGCGGCTGGTGAACCGGGACTACCAGAACCTGGCTGCGCAGAAGGGCAACGTCATCAACGTGCCCATCCCCTCCGCGGTCGCGGCCCGGGACGTCACCGCCGCCGTGACCTATGCCGCCAACGTGGACAGTGCGCCCACGACCGCGGCCGTGACGCTCGACTTCTGGAAGGAAGCGCCCTTCCACCTCTCCGACAACGACCTCGTGTCGGCTGTCGAGGGGGCCATCCCGATGCAGGCGTCCGAGGCCATCAAGTCGCTCGGGAACGCGATCGACGAGTACATCATCGGGAAGCACCTCGGCATCTACGGGCTCGTGGGGACGGCTGGCACCACACCCTTCAACGCCTCCCTGAACATCGCCAAGGATGCCCGCGTGCTGCTCAACAAGCAGCTGGCGCCGCTCCGCGACCGGCGGGCCGTGATCGATCCGGATGCCGAAGGCAACCTGATGATCAACAGCGAGATCCTCAAGGCGAACGAACGCGGGGATCAGGGCGGGATCATCGAGGGCACGATCGCCCGGAAGCTCGGCTTCGACTGGTTCATGGACCAGAACCTGACCGGGCAGCTCTACACGCCGGGCACCGGCTGGGCGTCGGGCAACATCGCCTCCACGGTCTCGGGGTCGATCGGCGACACGACCCTGAACATCATCAACGCCACGGCGTCGGGCAGCATCAAGGTGGGCGACATCTTCCAGCTCACGGCCGATGCGGCGAACCAGCAGTACGTGGTCACCGCCGCGGCCACGATCTCGGCCACGGTGGCGGTCGCGATCTCGTTCACGCCGCCCCTCAAGACCACGGTGGCGACCGGGGCGACCCTGGACGCGCTGGTCTCCGTGGCCTACGTGCCGAACCTGGCGTTCCACCGCGATGCGTTCGCGTGGGCGTCCCGGCCGCTGGCGGACATCGAGGGGCTCGGCAATCAGATGATGACGGCCGCGGATCCGCTCTCGGGCGTGGCGCTCCGGCTCGAGGTCTCGCGGCAGTACAAGCAGACGACCTTCTCGTACGACGTGCTCGGCGGGGCCAACCTGGTGCGCGCCGCCCTGGCCGTGAAGATCGCCGGGTAACCCACTCCTCCTGTTCGGGGCGCACACGCCGCCCCGGGTGGGGGCCGTTTTTCGCAAGGGGGTGGGAGATGGCCGTCACGATCGTGGCAACGGTCGGGAGTGCGTCCGCCAACAGCTATGTGACGCTGGCGGAATGCACGACCTACATGGAGGCACGGCTCAACAGCGACGCCTTCGACGATGCGGCCGAGGATAGCAAGAATCGGGCGCTCGTCGAGGCGACGCGCGAGCTGACGGTGCTCCCGTGGGATGGTCTCCCTGTCACCGCCACGCAGGCGCTGGCCTGGCCGCGGCAGTGGTCCCGGGACCCGGACTCCCCCGTGCAGGACTACTTCGAGACCGACGTGATCCCGCAGCGCGTCAAGGACGCGGCCTGTGAGTTGGCGTTCCAGTTCCTGAAGGCGGGGACGACGGACGTCGCGGCCGAGCCGGCCGAGTTCGGCGTGATCGAGAAGACCGTGGATGTCCTGACCACGCGCTACGAGCCCCGCCAGCGCAGCACGGGCCTCCGGCGGTATCCCCGCGTCTGGGATCGGGTCGCCCCCCTGTTGCAGTACTCCCCGAGCACCCGCCGGCTGGTGCGGGGATGATCACGTTCACCCGCGTCACCCAGACCCAGGACGAGGCGACCGGGCTCCTGACGCCGGTCACCACGACGATCACCGGCGAAGCCGTGCAGGTCCGCGGGCACCCGCAGCGGTATGCCGCACTGGGGCTTCGGCTCGACACCATGCCCACGCTCTTGGTGACGCCGACCACCTACCCGTTGCTGGCCAACGGGGACGAGTTCGTGCTGCCGGGGGATACCGTGGAGTGGACGGGCGAGGTGTTCACGGTGCGGGACGTGGAGCCCGTCGCCCCCGATGGTCGGGTGATCGTCGCCCGCGTGGTGGTGGCCAAGTGACCTTCTCCGATGATCTCGACCGTTTCCTGGCGGACCTGGAGCGACGGCGCCGCGACCTGTTCGTGGGGGTGGCGACCGAGACGCTGCGCTCGATTCAGGAAGGCTCGCCGATCACCGGGGCACCGGGGCAGCCGGTGGATACTGGGAACCTCAAGGCGTCCTGGCAGTTGCTCTTTGAGAGCGAGACGACGGCGCTGATCCAGACCAACGTGATCTATGCGCCCGGCATCGAGGACGGGATCAGCCTGGAGACCGGGCAGCGGCTCGTCCAGCGGTCCCCGGTCGGAGGGTTCGGGTCAGTTCGTCTCACCCGGGCAGGCTTCCAGCGGATTGTGGCCGCGGTCGCGCGGGAGGTGACCGCATGATCAACCACGAGCAGATGCAGCAGGCCATGCGGGACCGGGCGCTCACGCTGTCCGTCGTGACGACGGGGGCGACGAGCGTGTCCGCGACCGCCACCGGCTACGCGCGCGCGGCCGGCTCGTTCCTCACCGATGGGTTCCGGGTCGGCATGGAGCTGGTGGGCACGAGCTTCAGCTTCGCGGCCAACAATGCGGCCAAGGCGATCACCGCGGTGGACGCGCTCACCCTGACCTGTGCGGGCTGCGTCGTCGAAACCGCAGGCACCCGGACCCTCACCGTGGGCCTCCCGGCGTTGCGTGACTGGGAGAACCTGCCGTTCACGTCGGTGGTCGGTCGGCCCTATGTCCGAGAGCAGTACCTGCCGGGCCCGATGGCCCAGGTGACCTTGGGCTCCCTGGGCGAACTCGAGGCCGATCCGCTGTACGTGCTCCAGATCTTCGCGCCGGCGAATACCGGGGTCCTGGCCGCGGCGAAATACGCTGATGCCCTGCTCGCCCACTTCGCCCCCCGGACGGCGCTGACCCTGAGTTCCGGGGATGTGCTCACCGTGCGGACCAATCCCGCGCCATTCCGCGGCCAGCTGACCCAGGACGTCCCCGGCTGGGCTGTGGTCCCGGTCACGATCCCGTTCCGTTGTCGCACCGCGACAGTCACCTAGAGGAGTGGTCCCATGGCCTTTCAATCCGCATCCAACATCCTCGTGGCGCTCAAGCGCGAGACGACGGAAGGCACGATCATCTCGGCGGGCAGCGGCACGCGGCTCCGGATCACCGACAGCCCCGGTCTCGCGCTCACGCGCGCCGTGGTGCAGTCGAACGAGAAGCGGGCCGATGGCCTGAAGACGCTCGGCCGGCTCGGCTACAAGGGCGTCGCCGGCTCGTACAACGCCGAGCTGTCGGCCGGGGGCGGGAACGACATCCTGCTCGAGGCGATCATGCGCGCGGCGTTCGTGGCCGCGGCGACCCGGACCTACGACAACAGCGCCGGCCTCACGAGCCTCGAGATCACGGACACGGACGAGATCACCCAGGTCGGCACCACCACGCTGATCGGGGTCGTCTACGTGGGGGACGTCATTCGGCTGGCGAACATGAGCAATGCCGCCAACAACGACATCAACCTGCGCGTGACGGCGGTCACCGCGACGGTGATCACCGTGGCCGGGACCCCGCTCACGGTCCAGACCGCCGACATCGCGTGCACGCTCACCGTGCTCAAGCGGGTGAGCACGGCCGCGACGCCGACCAACTACAGCCACTCGATCGAACAGTACGACCAGGACATCGACCTGTCGGAAGTGTTCCTGGGCTGCCACGTGTCGGGGGTGCGGATCTCCTGCCGGCCGGGCGAGATGGCGACCGTGGTCTACACGTTCGTCGGGATGGATCGCACGAAGTTCGAGACCGGGACGTCGCCCTACTTCACGACGCCGACGCTGTCCACCACGCGGGCGCTGATCGCGGACGACAGCTCGATCCGGATGAACGGGGCCGAGGTCACGAAGTTCACGGGCTTCGAGATCGACTTCCAGATCGCCATGCAGGGGACCCCGGTCATCGGCTCCCTGGTGAGGCCGACCGTGTTCGCCAACGATCTCTCGGTGTCGGGGCAGATCACCGGGCTGCGGGAGGACTTCGCCAACCTCACGCTGTATGACGCGGAGACCGAGTTCGAGCTGTCCATCCTGCTCCAGGAGCCGAGCGGGGCGCCGAAGGAATGCCTGTCGCTGTTCCTGCCCGTGGTGAAGATCGGCGGCCTCTCGGCCCCGGTCGGTGGGGGGGATGGCGGCAAGATCGAGACCCTGCCGCTGATGGTGGGGCCGAAGACCGCGGCGACCGGCTACCTCGGGACGATCGCGACGATCTCGAGCTCGGCCGCCTGATGCGGATCGGCGATGTGGTGACCTACGTGGACGTGGCCGGGCAGGTGGTCCCGGCTCGCGTCGCGGCCGTCGTGGGGAGCGGGCCGAGCGGCTACAAGGCACTCGACCTCATCACGGCCGCGAGCGAGACCGTGCCGGGCGTGCTCCATGTCGGGGATGCGCCCCACGGGCCCTGCTGGTGTCGGGAGGGGGACCCGTTGCCGACCCCGGCGCCGGAGCCCCCGACGTGGCCGGACGACGACGAGGAACCCGCGCGCCGCACGCGCGCCCGGGCAGCGAAGCGGAGCGCCTGACGTTCCGCGTTCCCGTCGTGCGGTGAGGCCCGGTTGGCTCGCCGGCGTGCCACGGCGGGGACGCGGAACCACCCAAGGAGCACACGATGGGCACGCCATCCGGCATCAGCCTCACCCAGTTCGCCGATCTCGCCAGCCAGGAAGAGGCGGGGATCGTGGTGCAGTTGGACGATCCCCGGACCGGGGAGCCCGCGACCTACGGTCCCGACCAGAAGCCGGTGACGATCACCGTCGCCGGCTCCTACTCGAAGCGGTTTCAGGATGCCGACTCCCGGCGCCTGGCCCAGTGGGCCAAACAGCGCCGTGTCCCCAAGGGGATGGAGGTCCAAGAGGGCCAGCGCGAGACCGTGGCGGCCTGCGTGCTGGCCTGGGATGGCATCTTCGACAAACCCGTGGAGGACGGCGGGACGCCGATGCCCTGCACGCCGGAGAACGTCCGGCAATGGCTCGCCATTCCGCCCATCTTCGCGCAGGTGTGGGAGGCGATGCACGACCATGAGCGTTTTTTCGGGACGCGCTCGCCGAGCTGATCGGCTATGCCCGGCACCAGGCCACGCTCCGCACCCCGGCGCAGGACGGAGCGACGCGGCGCGCGCACCTCGAAGCCGCCGCGGCCCGTGGCTCGGTGCGGGCCCGGGAAGCCCTCGAAGGGCCCGAGTTCCCCGAGGCGCTCCGGTATCTGTGGGAGCGGTTCGAGCGGCTGGACGCCATGCGGGAGGCGGGCTTCCACGGGCCCGCGCGCTTCTCGCCGCCGTTTCTCGCCGCCGGTGCGCGGCTGTTTGGCTGGACGCTGGCGCCGCATGAGGTGGAGGCCCTGACGATGCTCGATCTGGCGACGCTGTATCCGGATCCCACGGACCGGGAGACCCCCGAACCGCGGACCGATGCGCCGTGGCCGGAGCGGAAGGCGTAGCCGTGGACCTGGCCACACTGGGCCTGAGACTCGACGCCACCGACATGGTGACGGGCGCGGAGCGTGCTCGGACGGCGTTGCGTGGGGTGGACGAGCAGGCCGCGAAGACGTCCCGGGGGGCCGCGCTCCTCCAGCGCACGGTCGTCCAGCTCGGTGCGGCGTTCTCGGCGTATCAGGCCGCCCGGTGGGCGGCGGAGACCGTGAGCCTCGGCGCCCGGTATCAAACCCTCGGCGTCGTGATGGACGTGCTCGGCCGGAATGTCGGGAAGACCCGGACCGAGATGGAGGTCCTCCAGGGGAGTCTCCAGAAGACCGGCATCAGCGCCATCCAAGCCCGCAACAACATCGCCCGCATGATCGGGGCGAACCTTGATCTGGCGAACGCGACCCAACTGGCGCGGCTCGCCCAGGATGCGGCCGTGATCGCCAACCTCAACAGCTCGCAGGCGTTCGAACAGTTGATCGGGGGGATCAGTACCGGCCAGCCGCGGATCCTCCGGACCATGGGGATCTTCGTGGACTTCAATCGCGCGCTCGACGAGCACGCGAAGGCGACGGGCCGCACCGCTGAGCAGTTGGGCGAGTGGGAGAAGACGAACATCCGGGCGAATGCCACGATGCAGGCCGGGGCGGCGATCGCCGGGGCGTACGAAGCGTCCCTGGAGACCGCCGGGAAACAGATCCGGTCAGCGGAACGCTACCTCGAAGATGCCCGGGTCGCGGTGTCGCAAGCGTTCCAACCAGCCTATACCGCGGCCGTGTTCGCCTACGCCGACGCGCTGAAAGCCATCGGCCGGAATGCCGAGACGATCCAGGCCACGCTGCTGGTGGTCGGCGGGCTGGCGGCGGCTGGGGCGCTCTACTGGATCGGGTACGCCAAGGCGGTCGCGGCCGTCACGCTCGCGCACACCCTCCTGAATGCGTCGATCGCCGCGACGGTGTTCCGGATGGGATTGATGGCGGCGGCCGTGGGCACCTTCGCCGTGGCGGCGGCGCCGGTCCTCGTTCTGGCCGGGGCCTTCGCGCTGCTCGTGGCCGCGATCAAGGACGCGCGGAAAGAAGCGGCCCTGCTCGACCAGGAGATTGCGGACGACGCGAAGCTGTCCCGCACCATGCAGGCGATCCGGTATCGCCGGACCCATGGGACCGAGGCGGCGGCGCAGTTCTACCCGGAGCTCTACGGCGGCGGTGCGGGACGCGACACGGGTCCGGCCGCGGCGACGGAGGACTACCAGAAGCTCGTTGCGGCGACCCGCTTGCTCGCCACGGAGCAACTCGCCCTGAATGCGGCGTTTGGGGCGACGGATGCCGAGCTCAAGCGGATCCAGTTGGACTTCGAGCTGCAGCGCGATCTCGCCGAGGACCGTATCCGCTTCACCGCGACCGAGGCCGCGGCGCTGGCGGTGCTCCGGCAGCGGCTCCACGAGGCGAAGACGGCCGCCATTGACCTGGACGCCGCGCGGGAGCGGACCCAGAACATCAACGCCAGCATCCTGCGGCAGATCGAGCAGGAGACGGCTGAGTGGGTGCAGCTCCAACTGGCGCGGCGGGCCAGCGGGCTCGCGGCCGCGGACCTGGAGCGTGAGGTGGACATCCTCCAGCGCGAGGCCGAAGCGCGGCGGATCGGCGCCGAGGCGGTCCGTGCCCTCACCGTGGAACTGGCCGGCGAGGCCGCGGTGCGGCAATTGATCGCGGAGAACCCGCTCGCGACCCCCGAAGAACTGGCCCGCGTCCGGCAGTTGGCGCGGATGGCAGCCGAGCTCCGGACCGAGCTCGTGCCGGACTGGAAGGGCGTCTTTGACGGGATGCAGCGGGCCCTGTCCGACTTCTACGTCCAGGCCGAGCATGATGGGGCCGCGGCGTTCGCGCGGCTGTTCGCGGAGATCGGCCGGCTGTGGGCGCAGCAGCTCGTCAACCTGAAGGTGCTTTCGGCGCGGGACGCCGGGATCCTCGGGGCGGGATTCTCGGGCCTCGGGGTCGGGGCCAGTACCGGCGACATCGGGATGGGGGTTATCAGTGGGGGGCTCGCTGGGGCGCCATTCGGTGCGGCTGGTATAGCCGTAGGGGCGTTGGGTGGACTTGCGGGTGGGCTCAGTGCGCTGGGTCGCTCGGCCGAGGAAGCCCGACGGCGGATTGCCACGTTCGAGCGTGCCCTGACGACGGCCATCCTGGATGTGTTCGGCACGGAAACGCAGCGAGCGATCCAGGCCATCCAGAACCAGGCGGCCGAACTCCGCGACGCGGCCCGAGCGGCGTATGACGACCCCAACATCTACAAGAGGGCCGGGGACGATGAGGCCCGAGCCAACCAGGAAGACGCGCTGCGCCGAATCAACGAGTTGGAGCGCGAACGGCTCCTCCTCCTGTGGGCCCAGGCCCGGCTCGCCGATGTGCAGAACCGCCACGACTATCAGGTCCGGCTGCTCGTGGCGCAAGGCCGGGATGATGAAGCCGACGCGCTGCGGCTGGCCTTGGATCACAGCCGGGAGTACGCCGAGGCGAAGCGGAACGAGGCGAGCGCCACGACCCTCGCCGCCTTGGCCGCGGCCCAGGCAGCCGAGAAGCAGGCATTGCTGGCGGCGCAACAGCAAGCCGCCGCGGATGCCGCCCGGGACCTGGCCCGGGCCTTTCAGGACCTCGAAGTCCGCCGGCTCCGCGCGGTGGGATTCGGGGAGGAAGCCGATGCCTTGGCCTTCGCGCTCCAGCAGCAGCGCGAGTACGAGGACGCGGTGCGGGCCGGGACTGATGCGGTGACGCTGGCGAAGCTCGCCGAAGTCCAGCGGGTGGAAGCGATCCGGTGGGCCGCGGAGACGCAGATCGCCCTCCGGCAGCGGGAAGCCGATGCGGCGCAGCAGGCGCTCGACGGCCTCCGTCGCACCATCGACACCCTGGAAGACTTCTCCCGCGAGCTGCGGGGCCAGACCGGGACGCCGTTCCAGCAGATCGGGACCGCGCGCGCGGAGTTCGAGCGGGTAGCCGCCCTGGCCCGGGCCGGGGATCAGGCCGCAGCGGCCCGGCTGCCGGAGCTGGGCCGGGCGTTCCTGGAAGCGAGCCGGGCCTATAACGCCTCCGGGCTCGGGTTCCAGCAGGACGCGGCGACGGTGCAGCGGATCATTGACGAGATCACCACGGTGTTCGAGGGCCAGGCCACGATCGAGCAGCAGAAGCTCGATGCCGCGCTGGCGGAGATCGCGATTCAGCAGTCCATCCTCGATCAGCTCCGGGCCGAGGAAGAGGCGCGCCGCGAGCGCGAAGAGGAGGAATGGCGCCGCCGCTGGGAGGACAAAGACCTCCGTCGCCGCGAGGAGGATACCCAGCACAAGGAGACGCTGGACGAGCAGCGGAAGACGAATGACCGGCTCCAGAACAGCGTGGAGGTGCTGACGGACGGGTTCCAGGCCCTCGAAGCCGCCGTGCTGTCCCTGGGGACGACGGTGGACGAGAACACGCAGATCACGAAGCGCGTGCTCGAAGGGGTGACGCTGCCGTGACCGCCCCGCTGTTCGTCGCCGTGTTGACCGTGTACGACCCGGACCTCCCCGGGACGCGGACCCTGTACTACGCGAGCCGCGAGTTCCGGACCGGTCCCGCGGATACGCCGGCCAACACGATCTTCGAGAACGTGCTGCTCCAGCCCGCGGTCCTCCGGCGGGATGCGTTCGGCGCCGGGACGACGGGCGGGGCCTCGCGGGTGGGCTACGGCGACCTGATCCTCGCCAACGGGGACGGCGCGCTCGATGCCCTGGTGGGCTACGGGTTCGATGGCCGGGCGATCACGATCTGGCGCACGGAGACGCAGGACCCGACCTATCCGACCGACTTCACGAAGTTCCTCGTGGGCACGATGGAGCAGCCGGAAGTGGGGCGGGACACCGTGACGATCAAGCTCCGGGACCGCCAGCTCGAAGTCCAGGTGCCGTTGCAGGCCACGAAGTACGCCGGAGATAACAGTCTCCCGGATGGCCTGGAAGGGGTGGCCGACGATCTCAAGGGGAAGCCGAAACCGCTCTGTTTCGGCAAGGTGCTGAACGTCCCTGCGGTGCTGGTGAACACGTCGAAGCTGATCTATCAGGTCAACGACGGGGCGATTGCGAGTGTGAGCGGCGTCTACGACCGTGGGGTGCGCCTCGGGAACAACTTCGATACGTGGACTCTGGTGGATGAGCCGACGGGCATCATCCGGGCTCTGGCGTATGTCCCGGATGGCGCCGTGCTCTATGGGGTGGGTGATGGGGGGACGATCGTATCGAGCGAGGACGGCACGACGTGGGGCGACGTCACGAACGACTGGTCAACCACCGACATCACGGCGATCGCGGCCGGGCGCAACACAGCTGCCGGGGAAGCGATTGTGATGGTGGGGGGGGTGAGCGGCACCCTCTACCTCTACGAGACCCCCTCACTGGACTCGGGCCAAGGAACGGCCGTCACCAGCCAGTTCTCGACGAGCACGATTCGCGCCCTCCACTACTGGTCCGCGCAGCATCTCTGGATCGCGGTCGGGGACGACGGCAAGATCAGCACCTCGGCCGACGGTGGCCAATCCTGGACCGCGCGGACCTCTGGGGTGGCCACGGCGCTATACGGCATTGCGACGAGCCAGAGCCTGATCGTGGTAGTCGGGGCGTCCGGAGTAGTGCGCACGAGCGCGGACGGCATCACCTGGACCAGCCGGACCAGCGGGGTCGGCGCCTCGACGATGTATGCCGCGGTCTACGGAGGTGGCCAGTTCGTCGTTGTGGGGGCCGACAGCAAGGTCGCCGTGTCCGCGAACGGCATCCTGTGGGGACTAGCCACGGGCGGGATGCCGACGCAGCGCGGCATCGTCTACGCCGACGGCCTGTATGTGGTCGCGGGGGACGATCAAGACATCTCGATCTCCGGGGATGGGATCACGTGGACGCCCCGCGCGGAAGGGGCCACGACGACGGACTATTTCGCCATCGCCCAGGTCGGGGCGGGGGCCGTCTGTGCGGCGGGCCAGGAAACCGGGGGTGGGGCGGGGGAAGTGTATCGGTGCGCCATCCCGGGGACCTACAGCTCGGCGGCGGATCTCGAAGACGAAGACCTCGCCCCGGCACCCGGGACCTACAAGGTCTATCTCGCCGGCGGGTACTTCCGGCTGGGGGCTTCCCCGACGGGCCTCATCACCGCGGACGTGACCCAGGGCGCCGCAGCAGGGGACCGCACCGCGGGGCAGCTCTTCACCGATGTCCTCACGCTGGCGGGCAAGTCCTCCGGGGACTGGTCGGCGGCCGACGTGACGGCCCTCGATACCGCGAACGCGTCCGTGCTCGGCTTCTGGACCGCCGACGAAATGCGGTGTGACGAACTGCTCACCCTGCTCGCCGCGAGCGTCGGGGCCTGGTGGGGCGTGGATCGGCTCGGCATCTACCGCATCAAGCAGTTGACCGCACCGTCCGGCACACCCGCCGCGGCGTTCGTGGCGGACGACATGCTGCGGCCGTTGACGCGCGTGGTCCCGAACGATCCCGGCCGCGGGCTGCCGGTGTTCCAGACCATCGTCCGGTGGGGCAAGGTCTACGCGGTGCAGGACGATCTGGCCGGTGGGGTGAGCGCCACCCGGCGCGCGCTCGTGAGCAAGGAATGGCGGGAGGCGAAGGACACCGACACCGCCGTGCAGACCATCCACCTGTTGGCGCCGCAGACCGTCGAGGATTCCCTACTCACGACGGAAGCCAACGCCCAGAGCGAAGCGGATCGCCGCCAGACGCTGCGCGGGGTGCTGCGGCATCTGTTCGCCACGACGGTGGCGCTCGATGCGGAGACGATGCTGCTGGACCTCGGAGACGTCGCGACGCTGACGCACAGCCGTTACGGACTGTCGGCCGGCAAGGACTTCCGGATTCTCGGGATTGAACCCGATGCGCGGGCTGGCAGTCTCGGCCTGAGCGTGTGGGGGTAGCCGTGGCGAAAGTGCTCTTTGGGGCTCCCATCTACAGCGATACCGGCGTGCTGTACACCCCCGTGTTGAGTGGCGGCAGTTGGGAAGCGGCCTTGCCGCTGGCCAACCTGAAGGACAGGCGTTTGTCCCGCGTGGCCCGCTCGACGGATGCCGCGATCACGTCCACCAAGATCCTCATCGACCTCGGCGTGGCCCGGCCGGTCCGGCTCGTCGGACTCCCGAAGCACACGCTGAGCAGTGCCGCGCAGTGGCGGGTCCGGGGATCGAGTGCCGTGCTGACGAACGTGGCGGCGAACCCGCAGGCGCCGAATAGCTGGACCAGTGCTGGGACGCCGGTCATTACGACCGGCCAGACGGACCCCTGGGGGGGGACGGCGGCGATTCTCGTGGAAGATGACGACGGGGCGGCCAATGAGGGGAAGTCCTCGGTCTGCTCGTTTACGGGTGACGGGACCAAGGTCGTGGTTGTTGTGATGCGGGAGGGCACGGCCGCCACGGTGCGCGTGCGCGTGCTCGATTCCACGGTGACCGCCACGCGGCATCAAGTGCTAGTGACGTGGAATGGTGGCACCACGGCCCCCACGCTGGCCACGGGCCCGGAGGGCGGAACAGGCACCATCTTCTCGGCGACCCCTCTCTATGACCCGGATGGTGCCCTGTGGTGGGCCATCTCGTTCTCAGCCGAGAACGTGGTCGCCGCCAACACCAACCTGTTGCGGATTGATGCTGGTTCCAATGTGGCCGGCACCGGCACCTTCTACCTCGCGGGCGGCGAAGCGTTCAATCTCACCGGCACGGAATTCCTGTACGATGCCGGCGGCCCGGTCTGGCCCTCCGGACTGGACGCGGAAGATGTCGAGGGGATCAACCTCGGCGCCGTCCAGGTCTTCGATACCGTGACCGCCCGGTACTGGCAGATCGAGCTGGGCGACCCGACAAACGCCGCGGGCTACGTGGACGTCGGTCGTCTCGCGATCTGTGGCGGCTGGCAGCCGACGTTCAACCTGTCCTACGGGGCCAAGCTCGGCCTCGAGACGGAGACCGGCCGGCAGCTCACCGATGGCGGGGCCGCGCTCTACACCGAGCGGCCCACCCGGCGGACCCTCGTCGGCGTGCTGGAGGATCTGCCGGAAGACGACGCGCTCGCCAACGGCTTCGATATGCAGCGCATCGCCGGCATCAGCCGCCAGCTCTACGTGGTGATGGACCCGGACGACACCACGCATCTGCACCGCCGGTCGTTCCTGGCGACGTGGAAAGAGCTGTCGGGGTTCACGCACAGCCACTTGGCCCGCATCGGGCTTCCCGTGAGTCTCGTGGAGGAGCTGTAGATGACGCTTTCCTTGTCCGGCATCGTGCGCGGCGTCCGGGATCAGTGGATCGCCTCCCTGATTGTCGTGACGGCCCTCGGGGCGGGCTGGACGGCCCGCGGCCACCTCGGCAAACAGATCATGTTGCCGTTCACCAACGCGGAGACGTTGGGGCGCCTCGTCCCGCGCGTGGACAGCGCGGTGGGCCGGGTGAGCGCGGTCGAAGCGCGGCAGGCGGTCACGGAGGCGCGCGTCTCGGGGACCGATGCCGTGCTCTCCCGCATTGACCGCAAGCTCGATTCTGCCCTCGCCGGGATCGCGCAGGTGAAACTCGAAGCCTGCCTGGACCGCGCGGTGACTGCCGAGGAGCGGCGCCGCTGCGCACGGGGGGGATCATGAGCCACTGGGGCGAAACGCTGGCCACGGCCGCGCTGAAACGGTCGCCCGACATGCCGGCCCGCGTGGCCCGCATGAAAGGCCGGAACACGGTCGTGGGCATCGTGCTGCTGCTGTTCGGCGTGATCGGGTTCGTGGCGGGGCTCGGGCTGCTCGTGCTCCCGCCGATCCTGCTCCGGGAGCAGCCCGGCGCGTGGCTCGTCGCGGTCGGGGGACTGGTGGTGGTCTTGGGCTTCGTGCTCGCGCTCTTCGGGGCGCGGGCGATCAGTGACGACGTGATCGAGGCGGACGACGCGCCGCGGACCATCACGGCAATCGGGCGGGCTATCGGGCTCGCGCGCGGGAAGATCACCAACGGAGGAGCCTGAATCATGCGGATCGAGATCGTAGCCAACAAGCTGAGCGACACCGACGCCGAGACCGGGCAGGCTTATCGGCTCGGCAAGGGGGATGTCGTGACCGTGCCCGATGCCTACGGGGCGAAGCTCTGCGCCCGGGGATGGGCAACAGACGTCGAGGGGAAGGTGGCCTCGGCGCCGTTCACGCCGGGTGCGGCGAAACTCACCGTCCAGAAGGCGGCCGTGGCCGCGAAGGGGGCGTGACCCATGTGTGCCAAGTGGCTCGATGACACGACCCTGGAACTCATCCTCGGCCTGATCGACAACGGGGATCGGGTGGGGGTGTGCTCCGGGCAGCCGGCGAATTTCGCCGGGATCGCGGCGGTCCTGCTGGCGGAAGTCGTGGTGACAGCCGGCGCCGGTGGGGGAGACTGGACGCTCGCGGATGGCGATGTGAGCGGGCGGAAGCTGACGCTCGCGCAGCAGGCCGACATCCCGATCGACGTCTCGGGGACGGCGACGCACATCACCGTGGACAATGGCACGACGCTGCTCGCGGTGACCACGTGCACGTCGCAGGCGCTGACGGATACCGGGACCGTGACGATCCCGGCGCATGACTGGGAAGTGGCCGATCCTTCGTAGGAGGGCAGCATGGAGACCAATCCGTGGATCGCGGCACTGGCCGCAATCGTGGTGACCCTGCTCGTGCAGGGAGCGAAGGCGATCGCGCCGTGGGTCGCGGCGGCCCCCGACTGGGTCAAGATGGTGGTCGGGGCGCTCGCGGCCGGGGTGGTTACGCTGGGTCGGGCCGTCACCGGCCAGGCGCTCGGCGATGATCCGATGGCGTGGGACGCGGGCGCGTGGCAGATGCTCATGACGTGGGTCCTCGCGATGGGGGTGCACGTGTTCGCGAAGAAACTCGGAGGTGTGGTATGAAGGGGCTCCTGCTGCTCGGGCTCGTGCTCGCCCTCACCGCCTGTCCCTCGGCAAGCGGGGACAACGGTCCGCCACACGGCGTCACGGCCTCCGTCCTCCAGGCGGGGGACTCCGTGCGGATCGTGATCCGGTGGGCGCCGGCCACGGTGGGCCAGCGGCAGGCACCCATCGCCGGCTATGACACGCGGCTCCGCCAAGGGGCGAGCGCGATCCTCGCCACGGGCACGACGCCCGCTGGGCAGCGAGTGGATACCCTGCGTCTTGTGACGCCACCGCTCGGGGTTACCATCGGGAATCTCGTCGCGGAAGTGCGGACGCGGGACACCCTCGGCCTGACGAGTTCCTGGACTGCCTCATCGGTGTTCAGCTTCACCGTGACTCCACTCCCACCCAATCGTCCCGATAGCGTCCAGGCCGATACCAGCATCATCAACCAACTGGCGGGACTCTATATCCGTCCTGCCATCGTGGACGTGCCTCCCGGGGGCACGCAACAATTCTGCGCGATCGGCCTGCTGTGGAACGGGGCCAGTGGGATCCTCGGCTATGAGCGGCTGACCTCTGAGGGCCAACGCATCTGTCAGGAGGCCTACACGCGCTGGCTCACGGAGCGGAGTAGCTGATGGCGGGCGCAACGGGTGTTCCCGGCGCCGGCGGGGGGTTGACATGGACCTGACCGCGCTTAAGACGGAGCTGACGACCGACCCGGCGGGGCTGGGCTACGCGGCCCTGGTCGCGTCAGGCCACACGGCCGGGCTGGCCGATCTCCTCAACGCGCCGAACGCCGCCATCCGCGTGAACCGGGGCGTCATCGAGGCGTACCGGATCGTCAACGCCATCGTGCCCGGAGACTGGGCGGCGCTCACGGCCGCGCAGAAACAGAGTCTCCAACTCATCATCTCGGCCGGGCAGGTCGACGTATCGGACGTGAACGTGCGGCAGGCGTTCGTGGATGCGTTCGGGGCCGGGACGGCGACGCGCGCGGCGCTCGTGGGCTTGGCCACGCGAGACGGCAGCCGCGCCGAGCAGGTACTCGGGCAACCCGTGAGTCACTTGGACGTAGCGCGCGCGCTGCGAGAGGAGGGTTAGTCCCGTGGCTAACGAGGTCCTGCTGAAAACCGGAACCCAGCTTTCCTTCGCGGATCACGCGGGGGATTTCTCCCCGGCGGCCGGGTCAAGCCTCGAACAGGGAACGCCGACCGACGTGCAGTTGTCGCTCGCCTCGGTGGCCGACAACGCCGCGCGCCAGTCGGCCAAGTTCGACCTCGGGGCGACGCGGGCGGGCTACTACCACATCATCGCGGCCATCGAGTTCGCGGCGACGCCCGTGGCGGGCGACATTGTCGAGTTTTACATCGCGTGGAGTCCCGACGCCACGGCGGCGAACGGGAACCCCGGCGGCGTGAGCGGGAGCGATGCCGCCTACGCCGGCTACTCGTCCAACCTCGACGCCTCGCTCAAGCAGCTCGATCCCGTCGGGACGATGGTTGTGACGGCGCAAGCCACGACGACCGTACAGGTCGGCCTCGTGGGGGGCTTCTATCCCAAGGAACGCTACGGGACGCTCGTCGTGGTGAACCAGGCCGGGGCCGCCGTGCACTCGGACGATGTCGAGTGCCACGTGGTCTTCGATCCGATCGTGGACGAGATCCAGTAGGGGTAGGCCGTGTTGATCCTCACCCCGCCGTCCGTCCGTCCCCGGTGGCCGGTGACTGCCCGTAGTCTCCGGCTCATCGCGGCTTCTACCCAATATCTGAGCCGCACGGCAGTACAGGCGAACAACACCGCGACGGTGTTGGCTGGCTGGGTGCGGATTGCCAGCTATCCTGCATCTGGCTATGCCATGATTGCGGGGCTGTCCCGAGCCTTCACTGGGGCCGCGTTGCAGATCAACACGACTGGTCAACTGAGTCTCCGCGACTACAACACCGAGGGGGTCACGGCGGGCTCCACCCTCGCCCTCGATCGATGGTATTACCTATGGTTCCGGGTGCCCCTGGGTCTTGGGACCAGCAGCGTCTATCTCGATGGCAATGTCGTGCCCGATGCCTCACGCACCGTTACGTACGCCAGCGGCTCAAATCCTCTCTTGCGACTCGGCGCGCGCTACAACGCGCCGACCAGCCCCTTTGATGGCTGGTTTGCGCGGTGGCGCATGTGGGCGGCCGATATCTCCGCCAGCCAGGTGCGTGTCGAGCGGTATGCGCTGCGAGCGATGCAGCGCGCGTCGCTCGTCGGGGATTGGTGGATGGATGGTTCGCCCGACGTGTACGACCATGGCGGTGCCGGCCGGACTCTGAGCGTCACCGGCGGCCCACTGTCCCCGTCTGGGGTGATACTCGGCGAGTTCCGTCCGGCCCGCCGGGTGGTGGTCCGGGTCACGGCGGGCGGGGCCGTGCAGCTCGTGGTCCAGAACGCCAGTGTCGGCATCGCGGCCGAGGGTCCTGCGCTCGTCCAAAAAGCCCTGCTCACGGTGGCCGATGCCGGCGTCGGCATCACGGCCGAGAGTCCGAGCCTCCTGCCCAAGCACACTCTCGTTGCGGCCGACGCGGCGATAGCGATCACCGCCGACAGCCCCGCCCTCACGCAAGCCAACCTGCTGGCCGTGGCCGACGCCGACGTGGCGATCACGGCCGACACGGTGGCGCTCACCCAGCAGGCCCTGCTCACGGTCGCGGATGCGCTGATCGCCATCGCCGCGGACAGTCCAAGTCTCGCGCAGAAGAACCTCCTTGCGGTTGCCGATAGCACGGTCGGGATCGACGCCGAGAACATCACGCTCTCGAATGCGACCCTCTTGGTGGTGGCGGATGCGCTCGTGGCGATCGCGGCCGAGGCGCCCGCGTTGGCGCAGAAGAACCTGCTCGCGATCCAGGACGCGTTGGTGGCCATCGGCGCCGAAGCGCCGAGCCTCACCCAGGCCAACGTCCTCGCGGTCCAGGGTGCCGACGTCGCGATCACGGTGGACCCGATCACGCTCTCGAACGCCATCCTCCTGGCGGTGGCGGATACCGCGGTGGCGATCACCGTGGACGGGATCGCGCTCAGTCCGGCCAACACCCTCGCGGTGCAGGATGCTCTGCTCGCGATCACGGCCGACAGTCCCGGCCTCGTGCAGGCCAACGTCCTCGCGGTCAACGATGCACTGGTGGCCGTGACGGTGGGTGGGTTGGTGCTCGTGCTGCCGGCCGAGGCCACCACGGGGAAGTACGCGCCGGAGCATGCCGCGGCGCTCGCGGCTCTCGGGGAAGCCCGGAGCTTCGCGGCCGATCATGCCGGCGCGTTCCGGGATATCGGCGCCGCGGGGTCCGGATGATTACCCTCGCCGTCCCCTCCCCGCATTCCGCGCCACGCGTGACCCCGGTCCGCCGGATCGTGCTGCACGCCATGGGGGAGTACGTGCGCGCCGATCAGTGGACCCGCCACTGCACGCACGTCCTGGAGTCCCTCGGCGTCTCGGCCCACGCGATCGTGCTGCCGGACGGCCGGCTCCTCAGCTGTGTGCCATCAGAGCGGATCGCCCACCACGCCAAGGGGCACAACCTCGATAGCGTGGGGATCGAGTTCGCCGTGCCGGGGGTGTGGGACTACGCCGGGTTTCTCACGCGGATCAAGCTGCCGTGGGTGACCGACGCGGCGCTTGAGACGGGCATCGAGTGGGTGACCGAGCAGTGCCGCCGGTACGCCCTGGGGACTGCGGCGATCACGACGCACGCCCGGCTCGACCCGGGCCGGAAGCAGGACCCGGGGACCGGGTTCCCGTTCGAGGACGTCCTGATCGGGGTGACCCGTGCCCTCGGCTAATCCCCGGTGCCCGCAGTGTCAGACTCCCGGCATGGCGGACGTCGCCCAGGTCACGCAGTCGTCCACCGCGGTCACGTATCACTGCCCTGCCTGTCGGCACGAGTGGATGGTGCTGCACCTCCCACCGGTCCGGTGTCCATGAAACGCGCGCTCGCCCAAGCCGCCGGACTGGTGGCCGCTGTCGCCCTGGTGGCCCTGTGGCTGCACTTCGTGCACGACCCGGGGGTCCGGCGCCGGGCTCAGCTCGCGGCGCAGGACGTGGTGGCGGACAGCCTCACGACGGTGTTCCGGGACTCGCTCGAGGCGGTGCGTGCTCGAGCGGCCGGGGATTCGGCCCGTGCGGTGGCGGACAGCGTGGAGCAGGCCCGGCTGGCGGCTGAGGCGGATTCCCTTCGCGCCTTGGTGCCGGGGGCCGAGGGGGAGACGGATGCCGCGGTGGCCGGGATTCCCGATACCGCGGTGCAGCGCCTGGTCACGGAGGCTGTCGCCCGCGAGCGGTGGCTGGCCCGGCAGGCGGCGTGGACGGATAGCGTGCGCATCGCCCGGCTCACCGCCACGACCGACACCCTCCGGAGTGACCTCGCCGCGCGTACCCGGCTCCTCGCGCTCGCCCGGGCGGCCGTGGACTCCCTGGAATCCCAGCGGGATCAGTGGCGCGAGGAAGCCCACCGCGGCCGGTGGGGATTCGGGGTCAGCCTCGGGCCGAGTGTGGGGCCGCGCGGGTTCGAGTTGGCGACGCTGCAGGTTGGCGTGCAGTACCGGCTTCGCTGACGGCGGGGCACAGCGCGCAGCGCACGACCACATCCCAGCGCATGACCCCCGGGGCCACCCGAACACGGGTAGTCTCGGCACGCCAGGAGTGGCGGCAGACAGGGGCGAGGGTCGCGGGCATGGGTAGTGCATCGGTCGTTGGCCTAATTTCAAGCTACAAGGCTGGACGTAGCTAGGACAAGCCTATGGGGGTAGTCGGGTTAGGCTCTGCCGGTGCCTTGATTGTGGGGCAACCTCGGGCGTTCTAGGGCCTGCAACGTTCTGCACTCCGGCTGCAACTATTGGTACTTGCGCTATCACGGCCTGCCCCTATCGTGGGGGCACACATCGGCACTCCCGCCGGGTGAGCACGGAGCCCCGACAATGAAACTTCTCGCCCTCGCCCTCGTTGCCGCGCTGTCGTTCGGTTGCGCGTTCACGACTGGGCCATCGGCAGAATGCGACGTGGCTGAGAGAAGCGCGCCCACGACTGATTCCACCGTGGTCGTGTCCACTGGCCTTTGCGTGACGGTGGTGCGCTGGTGACCACGCCCCGCACGCAGACGGAATCCATCGCCCTGTTGCGGGCGGCGATTGACCGAAGCGGACTGTCAGTCAACGAGTATGCCCGGACCGTGCTGGTCCGCGACCCGCGGACCTGTGCCCGGTGGTTGGCCGGTGAGATTCCCCTGCCCGCCGCCGTGCTGGACTTCCTGAGAGGGGACACCCCATGACGGTCGCCCTGGTGCGCCATCTCGTGGAGCAATACGCGTTGATCCGGGCCCGCGTGGTAACCCCGCACAGCACGACGCTGGTGGTGGATCTCCCGTGGCTCGTGGCGCTCTCTCCCCCGCAGAGCAACTGATGGGCGCCCTCCTCTTCACGGCTGGCCTCCTCTGTGGGATGGCGCTCGTCGTGCTGGCCATTCTGGTGGGCGAGTGGCTCCGGCGGCTGTCGAGCCGATACCCGGTGGGGCCCGCGCGGTGGGATGACGCCGACCCGATGGAGACGGCGCCCACGCCGCGGCTGCGGGTGCTCCGATGAGGGCCCGGTCCTGGTGGCTGCTCGCGGCGCTCGGCTGGTCGGTGGTCTACGTCCTCACCCGGCCGCGGCGCTGTACGGTGGTGGACTGCGCGGGATGCCGGCAATGCCTGTAACGCGCATGCACCGCGGTATGGGCGCCGCCGTTCGGGAGGCCCTGCGGAAGCACCAAGCCGAGGAACTGGCGGCTGCGCGGCCGTGTCCCGGTTGCGGGAAGCCGCGGCGGGAAGACGTGCGGACGCGGCTCACGCTGGTTGCCGTCGGCCGGGTACAGGACGATCGCGATCTCGACCTGTGTGCATGCCAGCGGACGGTTGCCCAGGGATCTCCGGTCGAATGGACACGGGGGCCGGAGCCAAGCACGGTCGAGCTGGGCGTTGGCCGTCGCCGTCCCGCTGGTCGTCCCCTCGCCACCCGGTTCACGCTCCGCAGTCGGCCGCATCACCGCACCGACGCCGAGAGTCTGGCCGTGGTCTACCAGGTCAAGGCGCAGCTCCGGGCGCAGGAGTCTCTGCACGACGTCGCGGAGCGTACCGAGTTCCACTCCTGCCGGATGGAAGGCGGGGAGTGGCTCCAGCACATCGCGTTGTCCGGGCGGTGCGACCCCGCGGGGTGGCCGGTGCTCGGCCGGATGGTCGCACGGCACCCGGGCTGGGTGCTCAGCTGGGAGTAACGAAGTCGCCCGGGCCCGCGCGTGAACGCGGGACACCGGGCGGGTGCCGGCCGGATCGAGCCCCGGCGCGACACCCCGAAGATAGCAGGCTCAGGGAAGGATGTCAGGATGACGACCCCGACCACCACAGAACAGCCGACCCTTCGCGAGCAGGTCGCGCGCGTGGCGGATCTCCGCGAGGGCCTGGCCGTACGGCGCGCCCTGTGGGACGCCGCGCGGAAGGCGTTCGACGAAGAGCATGCGGAACTTCTCGCCGAGATCGGCGAGCGCAACCAGCACTTGGTGGACGCGGAGTTCGATCTCCGGGCGTCCGCCCTCACCGTGTTCAGCGCCACCGAGGACAAGCACCCGACCCCGGGCGTCTCCATCCGGGTGACGACCCGCGTCGTGTATGACCGCGACGAGGCCCTCGCCTGGGCCAAGGCCAAGGGAGTCGCGCTCACGCTGGACGCGAAAGCCTTCGAGGGCCTAGCCAAACACGATCGGGACCTGCCGGCGTCCGTGGTCGAGGACCCCCAGGCGACGATCGCCAAGGACCTCCGGGCCGCGCTGCGGGAGGCATCATGACGCCGCCGCGCGCGCTTGTCTCCACCAGGGACGACCTGCCCCCGGTCGGCATGGTACGGACGGAGGATGGGGAGCTGGTCCCGCGCGGCGAGGACCTGATGGCCGCGGCCCTCGAACGGGAGCCGGATCTCGAGCGCCAGCTCCAGGTGTGGCAACGGAACCGGACGACCGTGGTCCGCTTCACGCAGCAGTACCTCACGGAATCCGAGTACGACAACAAGGGCTACCCGGTCCCTGGCAAGGTCGGGGACTACTACAAGGTGCCCGGCGCGCCGACGAAGGCGCTGACGAAGCGGGGCGGGGAGAAGGTCGCGCAGCTCCTGCGGTTCGCGAAGGGCGCGACCAAGGTGGTGAACATGACGGAGACGGCCGAGTACGTCTCGGCCACCGTCGAGGTCACGCTCACCGACCAGTACCGCCGGCCCGTGGGGTCCGCGGTGTCGTCCTGCTCGACCGCGGAGCCGGGCTTCCGGTCGCCGATGGCGCGGAAGAAGTACGGCGCCCGCTCGAAGCGGGACGGCGACCAGTGGGTCGAGACGGCGCCGCCGGACTACCGCGCCGCGGTCAACGACATCGTCGCCCGGGCCGGCAAGCGCGCGTTCGTCCAGGCGGTGATCGTGGCCGGCGCGCTGGACGAGATCTTCACCGCGGCCGAGGACACGGAAGAAGCGCCGACCCCGACCGCGCCGGCCACCACCCGCGGCGACCTCCTGACCCACCTCCCCTTCAAGAAGGACCAACGCGCGATCGCCGATCTGGACGACGCCGAGTTGGTGAAGGTGGTGGACTGGTGCCGGGACAAGGGGAAATACCCGGACCTCATCGAGGCCGTGGCCTTGGAGCAAGAGCGCCGGCGCCAGGGCGAGGACGAGCCGGCGTGACCCCCCACCCGAAGCGTCGCCCGTCGTTCGTCCCCGAGGCCATCTGGGACCAGTGCCGCGAGACGATGTGCATCTGCTACGAGCACCAGTGGTGGGGACTGGCCTGCTGGTGCCCGGACTGCCGGCCGCGCTCCGCTCCGGTGCCGCTCATGCACGCGGCTGATCCCTATGCCCAGGAGTCCACCTGATGGCGAAGAGCGACGGAATCTACGACGGGTTGGGGCACGTGAATCCCGCCCGCTCGAGCGCGCAGATGGCGGCCGAGCGGGAGCCGCTGCTGTGCGGTCCGGTGCCCCACTGCACGGTCCCGGATTGCCTCCGCGACGTGCGGGCGGACGGCCTCTGCATCGAGTGCTTGGAGGTCCGGGAGATCAGCCGGCCGTACGGGGCGGAGTACCGGGACCTCCGGCTCGCGGAGGACTGTGTCTGCCTAGTGCACAAGACCACGGGCGAGGTGAAGGTGCCCTGCGCGGCCCACGCGCCCGATGCGCTCGTGGAGCCCGTAAGTACGCGAAAGGACGTGTGATGACCACGGAATTGGTGACCGAGGCCGCGGTAGTGACGGTCCCGGCGCGCGCGGCTGCGGTTGGGTGGCTGAACGTCTTTCTCGTCAGTTCCCAAGACGAGAATCGCCCGGCCCTCTATCGGACCCTCTCACTCGAAGCGTTCACAACCGGCCTACAACTGATCGGCTGCGACGGGACCGCGATCTTCCGGACCTGGGTTCCGGGGACCGAGACCCCGGACGCGAAGTGGCCCGACATGGCCGAGGCGCCGGTGCGGTCCCTCGTAGTGATGGACCCTGACGGCTTCGGCCTCTCATTCATCCGCTCCCTGTTGCGGGTGACGGCCGACGACGCGCGAGTCCATGAACCCCTGACCCTGACGACGGCCATTGCGGACGACGGAGCGGCTCCCGCGTTGGGCGCCGCCTTCCAAAGCGAGCGCCTCGTGCTCCGCTCCTGTGGGCAACGGACCGACCTCCGGTTGTTCGAGGACACCTACCCCGACTGGCGGCGGGTGCGGCTCGGCATGGAGGCGATTGAGCGCATGGACCGCCTCACGATCGCGACCCGGATCTTCGGGCTCGTGGGCAAACTCCGCGGCGTGGACGCTGTGGACGTCGAGTTCTACGGCGAGAAGAAACACGTCGCGTTCGTCGCGCGCGCGCGCGGCGGGACGACCGAAGTCCGCGGGCTACTCATGCCCATGCGGCGCCCCGAAAAGCCAGTGGAGGAGTGATGACGGCACGCCCGAAGACGAAGGCCGCCCCGGTGTCCGCCGGCGGCATGTGGGATCCCCTGCCAGTGTCAGATCCGGCCGCTCCAGAGAGCGCGCCGGCCCTTCCCGCGGAGCGCCTCGAGCGCATCCCGATCGACCAGGTCCACGAGTCGCCCCTGAACCCGCGCCGGCACTACGACCAGGGCTCGCTCGAGCAGCTTATGGACTCCCTGCTCCAGACCGGCCAGCTCACGCCGGTCGTGGTGCGGCCGCGGCGGGAAGGCGGCTACGAGCTCGGCGCCGGGCATCGTCGCCGGCGCGCGGTGCTCCTGGCCTGCGAGCGGCATCCGGAGGGCGCCGCGTACCGCCACCTCGGGGAGCTCCTGGCCATCGTGCGCGATCTCGATGACCGGGCGCTCATCGAGACCCTAAATGTCGAGAACTTGCAACGTGACGATCTGCACCCGCTCGAGGAGGCTGAGGGGTTCCGGACCCTGATGGAGCGGGCCGGCTACGACGTGGCGAAGATCGCGGCGCGGATCGGCCGGTCCACCCGCTACGTCTATGACAGCCTGACGCTGCTCAAGCTGGTCCCCGCCGCGAAGAAGCTGTTCCTCGCCGGGGCGTTCGAGCGGGGGCACGCCATCGAGTTGGCCCGGCTGGCGCCCACCGATCAACAGCGCGCGCTCGACAGCGACCGCGCCGGCGCCTTCCACCTGGGCGGCCTCTTCGTGCCCGAGCTGGTGGACGAGGGCGGGCTCGACTTCGGCACCGAGGACGCGCCGCGGAAGCCGGTGACGGTCCGCGAGTTCAAGCACTGGGTGGACGACCAGGTGCGCTTCAAGCCGGCCGCGGCGGATCCGGTGCTATTCCCGGAGACCGTGCAGGCGGTGGCCACCGCGGCGGCCGCGAAGGAGAAGGTCATCGAGATCACATACGACCACGTGATCCCGGACGCCGCGCGACTGGACGGGGCGCCGCGCGTCTACGGCGCGCAGGCGTGGCGCTCGGCCACGAAGGGCATCCCGAGCCCCGATCACCAGGGCAAGGACGGGAAGTCCTGCGACTACGCGATCACCGGCGTCGTGGTGATCGGCGAGCGCCGGGGTGAAGCCTTCAAGGTCTGTATTGCCAAGGAGAAGTGCACGGTCCACTGGGCGGACTGGCAGAAGGAACGCCGCCAGCGTCAGTCAGGGACGGTGCCGGCGACGCGGAGCACCGGAGGTGGTGCCGACGATTCGTACGCGCGCCAGCGCGCGAAGGAGGAAGCTGAGCGGCAGCGGTACGGGAAGGCCGCCAAGCGGATTCAGGCCGCGATCGAGCAGCGGATTGCCGCCCTGGAGGTGACGCCGACGGGCCCGATCGTGCAGCGCGTTGTCCGGGCCGTGGCCGGGTACGGTCGGAAGCTGGTGATCGGCAAGACCCTCGAGGACCTGGTCCGGGGAATGGCCCGTGAACTGGTACGGCGCGATCTCAAGCACACATGGAGCGCCGCGCAGGAGTGGCCGAAGCTCGGCAAGGCCTTCGGCGTCGATGTCGGGAAGATCGTGGACGAGGTCAGCCCGCCCGAGAAGCCCACCGCGAAGGGCCGGCCGGTCAAGAAGGCGGCGAAGGGGACGCAGGCATGATCGCCCCCGACGTCGTGCAGCAGCTCGAGGCGGCACGCTTCCGGGCGGCGGACGAACTGGCCCGGCTCGACAAGGCGCTGGCGGCACTTCGAGAGCCACCGACCGGTCCCGTCGTGGTCACGGGCCCCATCGTGATCACGCGCGGGCGCCCGGTGAAGAAGGCGGCCTCCACCCACAGCAAGCAGCACACAACCCGGCTTCACCCTTTCACCCCAAAGGTGAAACCGGTGGACGGGAAGCGTACCGGCCGGGCGCCGACCTGGGACGTCGTGAAGGCGGAGCAGCTCTGGAAGAACGGCGTCGCGGCCCAGGAGATCGCGGACCGTACAGGGGCGACCGGCGCGCAGACGATCTACGAGCGGGCGGCCCGCTGTAAGTGGGGCAAGCGCCAGAAGGCCGCGAGCGCCACGAAGAAGTGCCGGGCCTGCGGCTCCACGGTGACGCCCGGGCAGGCGTGCCCGGCGTGCGGCGTCCCCGCGTGACGGCCGTCGAGTGGCTCCGGATCGGCGCCGTCGTGGTGGCCGTGATCTTCCTGGTGGTGACGTTCTGGAACACGCCGCCGCGAGACCGGTGGACGTGAGCGCCGCGTGGCGGTTCCGGGTCGAGGTCTGCGACTGCGGGGGCCAGTGGCGCTGCGTGCACCGCTACGTGTCCTGGGGCGCCGCGTGCCGCGCGTTCTCCTTGGCGCTCGCGTGTGGGCAGCGGGGCGTGCGGATCGTGGATCGGGACGGCCGACAGATCGAGGCGTGGTGGCCGGGACGGGAGCGCGCGGCATGACGCCCCCGACCGTCGCCATCGCCCGCCTCGATGCCGTGCTACGCGCGCAGTACCCCTATGTCCTGCCGGCGCGGCGCCGGGCCATCCTCCGGCATGTCTTCGGGAAGCACGGTGTGGTGATGGTCGCGCACCTGATCACGCGGATACAGGAGAAGCCGATCCGGTGGACGGCGGCGCAGGCGCAGGGCTTGGGGAAGGCGCTCAAGGATGCCCCGCCGCCGAGGGCCGCATGACGACGATGGTCGCGACACGGGAGCACCCGATCCTGATGCACGCCCGGTCGGTGCGCGGCATCATCGAGGGCCGCAAGACGCAGACGCGGCGGGTCGTCAAGTTGACGGCCGCTGGCCATGTGAAGGAGCCAGGTGGGCATCGGCGGTGGCATCCCGGAGACCCGGACGCCGTGCTGGCCTGTCCCTACGGCCAGCCGGGCGACCGTCTGTGGGTGCGGGAGACGTTCATGGTCGAGACGAACCGCGGCATCGGCGTCGCCTATCCGCCGCCGTTCACTGATGGGCGGCCCGTGATGTGGTGCGAGGACGTGGAGTACGGTCGCTTCTGGAAGCAGGCGTACTACAAGGCGAGCGACCCGATGCCCGACCTTGTGGGCGTAGACGATCAGCGATGCTCATGGAGGCCCTCGATCCACATGCCTCGCTGGGCCTCGCGGCTCATGTTGGCCGTGACGGCGGTGTGGTTCGGTGTCACGCTGTGGCGCACGTGGCGGGAGAAACAGGGATGACGGCCCGGCTCTACTGCGGGGATGCGCTGGACGTGCTGCGGGCGCTGCCCGATGGCGCGGCGCGGTGTTGTGTGACGAGCCCGCCCTATTGGGGGCTGAGGGATTACGGGGTGCCCGGCCAACTCGGGTTGGAGCGCACCCCGGAGGAGTACGTGGCCCGGCTGGTCGAGGTGTTCCGCGAGGTGCGGCGGGTGCTGACGGATGACGGGACCGTTTTTCTTAACCTCGGTGACTCGTACAACAGCGTTGGGCACAAGAAGTCGGGTTCGGGCTACGGCACGACTGGACTTGCAGGTGGAATCGCGCAGGAACATACGCCGCTTCGTCGCGAGAACTCTGCGCCCGGTCTCAAACACAAAGACCTCGTGGGCATCCCCTGGATGGTGGCCTTCGCGCTCCGGGCCGATGGCTGGTACCTGCGGTCCGACATCATCTGGGCGAAACCGAACCCGATGCCGGAGAGCGTGACCGACCGGCCCACGAAGGCCCATGAGTACGTGTTTCTGCTCTCGAAGGGGTCGCGGTACTTCTACGACGCGGCGGCGATTGCGGAGCCGTCCATCTGGTTTGGCCAAGATCCCCGGAGCGGCCAGGGCAATATTAGGTACTCGGGTGGGAAGCGCGATGGGGCCTCCGGTAACGGACAGGAAGCCTTCGCTACAATCGCCCCAACCCGCAACGCCCGCACTGTTTGGGAGATTGCCACGCAGTCGTATCCCGGCGCCCACTTCGCCACGTTCCCCGAAGAACTGGCCCGGCGCTGCATCGTGGCAGGAACGAGCGCGAAGGGTCATTGCCCGGAGTGTGGTGCCCCGTGGGTACGGACGACGGAGCGCGTTGACCAAGGATACGACGGCTCCCGCTACGGCGAGCGGGTCGTTGAGGCATCTGGCGGAGCGAAAACCGGCGGCACAGCACGCTCGACGCTCGGCAGTACCAACGGCCGGCTGGTAGGCCAGAGCATCACGGTCGGATGGGCGCCGACTTGCGAACATGGGCAAGCGCCTGAGCCCGATGTCGTACTCGACCCGTTCGGCGGCTCGGGAACGGTCGCACAGGTCGCCACGGGGAACGGCCGCAGCGCGATCCACATTGACCTGAATCCCACCTACATCGAGCTGGCCCGTGACCGGATCGGCCCGATGCTGTGCGAGGTCGCGTGACGCCCCCGACCGTGGCGATGGCCCGGCTCGACGCCGTGCTGCGCGACCGCTATCACGTCCTGCCGGCGCGGCGTCGGGCCATCCTCCGGCACGTCTTCGGGACGCGGGGGCTCGTGCTCCTGCCCCACGTGGTGGCCCGGATGCAGGAGGAGCCCATCGGGTGGACGGAGGCGCAGGCGCAGGGCTTGGGGAAGGCGCTCGTATGACGTGTCCCCGGCCGTGGCAGATCGGCCCCCGGTTCGGGAATTGGGGCACCCAGGTCATGGATGCGCACGGCGATCTCGTCTGCATCGTGGTCACGCACGAACGAGTGAAGGCCGACAATAGCCCTGCCGCGTGGGTGGCGACCGCGGACGGCGCGGCCACCCTGGCCGCTGTCGTGGAGGCGCTCACGGATGCCCCGTCGCCGAGGGCCGCATGAGCCGGCTCGCCCGCTGCCGCTCCTGCGACAGTCCGATCGTTTGGGCGATCACGGCGAACGACAAGCGGATGCCGGTCGACGTGGATCCCGTCGAGGTCCGCAATGGCTTCCAGCTCGTGGATCCCGACGGCGCGATCGTCGAGTTCGACGGGCTCGAAGAAGTCGCGGACGACGAGGACCTGCGCGCGGTCTACGTGAAGGCCGCGCCGGGGCAGCGGCTCTACACCTCCCACTTTGCAACCTGTCCGAAGGCGGCGCAGTGGCGACGGTAACCCAGCCCTCCCTGTTCGACCCGCCGCCGCGGAAGAAGGTGAGCCCAGGTGAGAAGTGGGCCCGTTGGATCGCGACGGAGCGCGGCGTCGAACTCTACCGGGAGATCGAGCGACGAGTGCTCGCCTGCGCGAACAGCGGCGACTACCGCATCGAGGTGAACCGCATCGTCGCGGATGTCCGCCGGGGGCCGCCGCCGGAGGGCATCGACAACTCCATCCGGTCCTACATCAGCCGGGAGCTGATCGCAGGCCATCCGTTCCTAGCCGAGAAGATCGAAGTGCGGCCGCTGAAGGGGGAGGGATAGCGAGGGTGTGGATCCGGGTGGACGACGACGTGATTGACCATCGGAAGATTGACCACCTGGCCGAGCTGCTCGGCTGCGATCGTACGACAGCGGTCGGGCTCATGGTCGGGGTGTGGGGCTACGCCAAGCGGTATCACCCGACCGGGGATCTGACGGACGTCCGGCTGGCCCACCTCCACCGGAAGCTCGGGTGGACGACTGCCGGGGTGGGTGGGACACTGTCCCACTCCGGTCCCGTGGGTGTCCCACTTCTGTCCCTGGGACCCATCCGCGAAGACGTCCGCGCGGTACTACTCGACGCCGGCTGGATGGATCGCCTGGAGGATGGCCGGCTGGTGTTGCACGACTGGGACGAGCGCAATGGTCCCGAGGCGGAACGGCGGCGTAAAGCACGGGATCGCAAGGCGTTCTGGCGCGCACAACAGGCCGCGACTGCGGCTGGAACCACGTCCCCCTCCGGTCCCAGTTCTGTCCCGCAACGTGTCCCGCGAAAACGGGGACAGAAACGGGACTGTCCCACGGACGTAACGAAACGGGTACGTAGTACCCCCTACCCCCACGATGCTCACGCATCCACAACCCCCACCGGGGTGGGCCTTGCTGTGCCATCCCGGGTGGAGGCCCTTCGGGACCAGGTGGCCAACGGATGACGGCTATCCGCGCCATCCCGCAACCGGAGACGCTCGAGGCGGAGCAGGCCGTGCTCGCCGCGGTGCTCCTGGACAGCGACCACCCCGCCGTGGCGGAGGCGGCCGAGGGGCTCCGGGCCGATCACTTCGCCCGTCCCGCGCATCGGGCGATCTGGACGGCGATGCTCGAGCTCCGGCGGCAGGGACGCGTCATTGACCCGGTGACGCTGACCGAAGCCCTACGCGTCGCGCAGTGCCTCGCCGAGGTGGGGGGCCTCGACTACGTGGCGACGCTCTTGGATCTCGTGCCCACGGCCACGCACGTCGCCCACCATGCGGACCTGGTGCGGGAGCGGGCCCTCGAGCGACGTCTCGCCACGGCCGCGGAAGGGATCCTCGCCGCGATCACTCAACACTCGGTGACCGGGGCCGCCCTCGCCGCGGCGGCGGAGCGCGACGTCCTGGCCGCGTCCGAAGACGTGCTCCCGGCCGCGCCCAAACGGTTGAAGGAGATCGTCTGGGAGGTCACGGACGCCATGGAGCGGCGCCGCGCGGACCCCCTGCACGTGCTCGGGATCGCGTCCGGCCTCGTCGATCTCGACGACCTCACCGCCGGCTGGCGGGACGGGAATCTCGTGGTGATCGCGGGCCGGCCGTCGACCGGCAAGAGCGCGGTGACCCTCGCGACCGCGCTCGAGGCCGCGAGTGCGGGGACGCCGGTCCTGTTCGTCTCCCTCGAGATGGGCCGCGAGGAGTTGGTCGAGCGCCTACTGGCCAACCTGTCCGGGATCGACTCACTCCGGCTCCGGCGCGGGCATGTGCGCGATGACGAGTGGCCGAAACTCGCCCGGGCGGCGGGGCTCCTGGGGCAGTTGCCGATCTGGATCGACGACAGCCCCGACCGCACGGTGACGGCGATCCGGTCGCTCGCCCGTCGCTACCAGCGCCAGCACGGCGTCCGGCTCGTGATCGTGGACTACCTCCAGCTTGTCCATCCCGATACCCCGCGGGAGAACCAGACCCAGAACGTCGCCGCCGTGTCCGGGGCGCTCAAGGCGATGGCCCGCGAGCTGCAGCTGCCCGTACTCGCCGCCTGCCAGCTCTCGCGCGCGCTCGAATCCCGCGAGGACCGCCGGCCGCGCCTCGCGGATCTCCGCGATTCCGGCGCGATCGAGCAAGACGCGGATCTCGTCGTGATGCTCTGGTGGGATCCACAGACCGCGCACCTTACGACCCCCCCGCTCACCCTCCTCCTCGAGAAGCAGCGGAACGGGCCGACGGGCATCGTGAAGGTGGCCCTCGACAAGGCGACCGGTCGCGTGACCAACTGGCGGAGCGATCCGGCATGACGCGCGCCGAGCTGCTCCGGGCCCGCTTCGGCACTCCGTCGTATTGCGAGCGGTGCGAACGCCGGACGGTCTACGAACGTCGCGTCCCCACCGGGCGCCGGTACTTCCGGTGTGATCACTGTGGCCACGTCCGGCAGCCAACGCCGAAGGAGCAACCCCGATGACCGCCCAACCGAAGCCCACGCAGCACCCGAGCCTCCAGCGGCATCCCGTCCTCGCCGCGGCGGTGCGGACCCTGACGACGCACACCGAGAGTGCGGAACGCCGGCGGGAACGGTTGCAGCGGTACGACGCAGCCCAGGTCAAGCAGGTGCTCGCGTACATCGAGGCGCTGGAAAACACCGTGAAGGCCGAGCGGACGCGGCGGGCGGATTTCGAGGCGAACGCGGAAGGGGAGTTTGCCGAGCTGCGGTTGCAGGTGCGGGCGTGGCAGACGTACGCCGCCCAGCTCGAGGAACGGCGGGATGGGCTCGCGTCGGTGCTGTCGCATCTCCTGCACAGCGCGATTGACACCCGACCGCGCTGGTGGTGGTTCCGGGCGCGCCGCCAGCGGGTGCGGGATGTCGCGTGGGCACTGGATCGGGCGGAGACGGTAGCCGACGCACCCGAGCCGACCCCGCCGGCGGTGGAGCTGCCATGAGGACGAACATGGGCGCCGAGAGCGGGCCCGACGTGTACGGCCGGGTGCCCGACCGGCAGACGATTCCGGCCAGTGGGCCGGAACGGAAGGCTGGGTTGCTGCCGTGCCCGACGAAACTGACGGGCCGGAAGTGCGGCAAGCGGGTGGCGCACAAGTACCCCGACGGCTGGCGCTGCATCGGCTGCGGGTGTCTGCGGGAGGTATCCAGTGACTGAGCCGACGCGGGAGCAGGTCGAGCGGGTGGCGGGCGTGGACGCGCCAACCCCCGAACCTGCCCCTGCGCCTGCGTGGCCGAGTGAATCCGCGGTGGATGCTGCCTATGGGCAGGCGCTAAAAGCGGCAGACGGAGAGGGCATCAGCGGTATCACGCTACGCCTGTTGTTGCAGGCCGCCTACGCCGAGGATCTCCCGCAGATCGAGCGGGCCGCCGAGGAACGGGGGGCGCGGGAACTTGTGCGCTATCTCAGCGGCAACCTGACCCCCCTGCGTCGGCGCGCCATTGACGAGCAACCTGAACTTGTGGTCAAGATGTGGCTATCCCAGCGAGCGGAGGGCACCCCATGACGGACGCCGAGCGGCACCCATTGCGCTGGATACTTGAAGTCGCCGACGCGCGAGTTGCAGACGCCAGCCCGCGCGTGCGTACCGTCAACTTGAAGTTCACGCGGCGCACGTTCGACATGTGGCGAGCGGGAGCAAGGGCCGCGCTGCGGGCGCAGGAGGAGGCCGGGGAGCCCTGTCGTGAATGTGGTCGCATCACGCATACCGCCGAGTGCTCCCAGGGACCACTGGTGCAGTATGGGGTGCGGCCCACCGCGCCGACCGGGGCCGAGTACGCTGAGTGGCACGCGATGCAAGCTCGGGACATGAGATTGGCCGCGCCGACCGGGGCCGAGCAGGAGTTGTTGCCGAGCCCGTTCATTGAGCGAGCCGTCCAAATCGCAGAACGCTCCGCTCAAGGGTACGATCTGCGAATCCCAATGACGGCGTTGGAAGCGACTGTTGTGAGGCTCGCGCTCCGAGCGGCGCAGGAGCCGACGGAAGGGAGGAGAACGTGAGCAGCGCAAATACGAGCATTCCGCGGTGTCCATCGTGCGGCTACCCCGAACACGGTAGCGTCGCCTGTGAGGCGGTGCGTCTGCCCGCTAACCCCGTGCCCGGGGAGCCGCCCGAAGTGCTCCTGAAGATCATCGAGCGGACGGCGATTAACGTCCTGGACTCACTCCGTGCTACCCATGTGCGTGAGTGGATCACGGTACGAGATGCTGCGGCTGCCCTGCTGCGCCCGGCGGCGACGGAGGGAGAGAATCCATGAGTGTGCATCGCCGCGTGTGGCGAGAGGTTCCGGTATCACCACCGCCCCCAGGTTGCGAGGGATGGGGGCTCATAGACGGCATCCCGCACTTGGCGATAGCCGACTGCCGGTTCGACTTATGGGAGACGCGCGGATTCATGTTGACGGACGATCCAGCGGCGGTGACGTGCGTGAATTGCCTCCGGCGTATGCGTCGGGTGACGGAGGGAGGCGAGACCGATGGGTGATCTCGTGCAGGCCGTGCGGGAGGCGCTGGCCGCGCCGTGTGGGCGGCATCGTGGCGAGAACCTCCGCGAGTGTCCCGAGTGTCTGCCGGAGAGAATCGCGGACGGGCTTGATCGGTTGTCAGACGGAGACCGTGGGGCAATGCTCGCGGCCCTTCGGGGGACACCATGAAGCGGGGCGGCCCGATCTCCCGGACGGCGCGGTTGCGGGCCCGCTCGCGCACCCGTGGGGGCCGGAACAGCCTGCCCGGTAAACTGGCGTGGCTCCGGGAACAGCGGTGCGACATCTGCGGCCGGTTGCATCCCGAGGTCCATCATGACCGGAAGCTCGGGGCGCGGGCTGACGACCGGCGCACCGTGCCCTTGTGCCAGCCCTTCGGAGAGGCGGGCCATCATCAGGAAGGCCCGGAGAGCGTGCAGGCGTTGGGTCGGACGCGGTTTCAGGAGGTCCACGGGTACGACCTGGACGCCCGGTGTGCGTACTGGCAGGAGCGATGGGACGCGCAGGAGCGGGCGGCGTGAGTACGGGTCGGGCGAACCAGCAGCGTGGGGAGTCGGAGCGGCAGGCCGTGGCGTCGCTGTTCCGGGCCGCCGGATTCGTCGTCCTGAACCTTTCCCAGCCGGGCCTCCCCCGTGGGGTGCGTGGCCGGCGGGGGACGTTCCAGACACCCGGCATCCCCGATCTCCGGGTCTACGATCCCCGGGGATTGGTGCCGCCGATCTGGTTCGAGGCGAAGTCGGGGAAGGCCAAGCCCACGGCGGCGCAGTACTGGTTCGCCCGGCTCGCGGCCACGAACAACGAGCGGTGGATCGCGGGCGGTGTCGAGCGGGCGAAGGAGCACCTCTGGGCTGTGGGGTGTCTCCAGATGCGGGACGGTATCGAGGTGTTGGTGCCGCTGCGCGGGACGGCGGTCGCGTGACCGGCGCCGAGCAGGCCGCGCTCGCCCTCCGCCTCGACCAGGCGCTCGCTGCCGCGGGCCTCCGGATTGTGCGGGGCGACGTGCAGCGCGGGAACCTCGTGGGCTGGGAGC